ACAGGTTCAGGGAGCGTTGTTTTGAGTACAAGCCCAACCTTTTCTGGAACAGTAACAGGTACTTTTAGTGGTTCAGGTTCAGGTTTAACAGATTTAAATGCGAGTAACGTTTCAACCGGTACTTTACCAGTTGCTAGAGGTGGGACTGGTACTACTACAAGTACAGGTTCAGGGAGCGTTGTTTTGAGTACAAGCCCAACCTTTTCTGGAACAGTAACAGGTACTTTTAGTGGTTCAGGTTCAGGTTTAACAGATTTAAATGCGAGTAACGTTTCAACCGGTACTTTACAAACTGCTAGAGGTGGGACTGGTATATCAAGTTACACGGTAGGTGATATACTCTATGCTTCAACTTCAACTGCACTCAGTAAACTGAGTGCGGGATCATCTGGTCAAGTACTTACATCGAGTGGAGCAGGTATTGCACCAACGTGGACGACAGCTTCTGGATTTACCGGTGATATTGCCGATTATATCACACACACACTCGATACCGATACAAAGTTTGGGTTTCCTTCAAATGATACATTTGTAATTTACACAGCTAATTCAGAAAGGTTCAGAATCAATAGTTCGGGTAATGTTGGTATAGGAACAACCAGTCCAAACTATAAACTCGATGTCGCGGGTAATACAAACTTTACAGGTTCATTAAGTGTAAATGGTAGTGCAGGTACATCTGGTCAAGTACTTACATCGAGTGGAGCAGGTAGTGCACCAACTTGGACTGATCGTGTTTGGACCTCGGGTTCAGGTAACATATACTACACTTCGGGTAACGTAAGTATAGGGTCATCTTCATCTAACGCGAAATTGTATATAGAACCAACGGGGGGTTCGCAAGAAAGTAATGGTATATATGTATATAATAGAAATAATAGTAGTGGTCAAGATGCTATAATAACTTTAAGAACAGGTGGTTCATCCGCAGGTGATCCTTATCTAGCATTTGATATAAATAATGTTGGAAGTTGGGCATGTGGTGTAGATAATAGTGATGGTCAAAAATTTAAATGGAGTATTGATTGGGGCGATGTAGGATCTAGTACAAAAATGACATTAGACCGTTCCGGTAATTTGGGTATAGGAGCACCGTACCCATTTCATAAACTCGATGTCGCGGGTAACATAAACTTTACAGGTGCATTATATGTAGGTAATAATGCAGGTACATCTGGTCAAGTACTTACATCGAGTGGACCGGGTAGTGCACCAACGTGGACATCAGTTTCTGGTGGAAGTAGTGTTTGGACAACCTCGGGTTCAAATATATACTACAATTCGGGTAATGTTGGTATAGGAACAACGAGTCCGTCTTCACTTTTACATATAGAATGCGCAAATAGCACAAATCTTAGTAATGGTTTATACGTGAAACAATCGAGTTCGTCTTACCCTGCTAGATTCGTTATGGAAACAAATTCTTCCAATCAAGATCCTTTTATGACGTTTCAATATTCAGGTATATCGCCTACTGGTTGGTCTATTGGTATGGATAGTTCAGATAGTGGAAAATTTATATGGGCGTATAGCCCCGACAATTTAACAAATAATACAAAGATGGCACTAACGAATGATGGAAAATTGGGTATAGGAACAACGTCACCATCTTATAAACTCGATGTCGCTGGTGACATAAACTTTACGGGAACGCTCTACCAAAACGGTTCGGCGTTTAGTGGTGGAGGTGGAAGTAGTGTTTGGACAACCTCGGGTTCAAATATATACTACACTTCGGGTAACGTAAGTATAGGGTCATCTTCATCTAACGCGAAATTGTATATAGAACCAACGGGGGGTTCGCAAGAAAGTAATGGTATATATGTATATAATAGAAATAATAGTAGTGGTCAAGATGCTATAATAACTTTAAGAACAGGTGGTTCATCCGCAGGTGATCCTTATATAGCCTTTGATATACTTAATGTTGGAAGTTGGGCATGTGGTGTAGATACTAGTGATGGTCAAAAATTTAAATGGGGTACTCAATGGGGCGATGTAGGATCTAGTACAAAAATGACATTAGACCGTTCCGGTAATTTGGGTATAGGAACAACGACACCATCTTATAAACTTCACGTCGCTGGTGACGTAAACTTTACGGGTTATTTAAGTGTAAATGGTAGTGTAGGTACATCTGGTCAAGTACTCACATCGAGTGGACCAGGTAGTTCACCAACGTGGACAACAGTTTCTGGTGGAGGTAGTAGTGTTTGGACCTCGGGTTTAGGTTACGTATACTACAATTCGGGTAATGTTGGTATAGGAACATCAAGCCCGGTCGAAAAATTACACGTGTATAGAAACACGTCTGGTGAATCTAATGTGCATATACAGGCGTATAGTGACACTACAGGGGATAGAGCAGCTTTATATTTAGGAACACCACATTCGGGTAGTACAACCGCCCAACCTAAGTGTGCTATTATAGCAGATGCAATTGGTTGGAGTCGTGCGGATTTACACTTTTGTGTTGAAACGACGGCAAGCAATAGTTCACCTTATAGAGCGAGTGTGTCTAACTCGAGAATGATGATAGATGGTTTGACAGGTTACGTAGGTATAGCAACAACGTCACCATCTTATAAACTCCATGTTGTAGGCGATATATATGCAACTGGAAACGTAACTGCATATTCAGATGTTAGAAAGAAGAAAAATCTAAAAACTATAGAAGATCCAGTTTCTAAAATAGAAAAAATAAATGGGTACACGTATGAAAAAGATGGTATAGCATACACGGGTTTAGTTGCCCAAGAATTACTCGAAGTTTTACCAGAAGCTGTATCTGGTTCAGAAGAGTTAGGGTATGGTATAGCGTATGGGAACATGGCAGGTATATTTGTAGAAGCTATAAAAGAACTTAACTCGAAAATAAAAGCACTTGAAAATAAATTAAGTGAGTTTAAAACTTAAAATAATTATATATTTATAAAGTAAAGTAAATATAAAATGGGAATACAAGTTAACCAAACTAAAATAGTTAATAGTACAGGCGTAGAATTACCTAGTTTTTACGTCGGAATGCGTAAACGTCATAATATAGAACAAGCGACTATTGAACTTTCTTCAGATTCGAAAACGTATACCATAAAGGGTTATTTCGATCACCATGTTACTAAAGATGCAAAAACTCAGGGTAAAATGCCAATTGAAAATCAGCTTGTTACTGTTTCTAACGTCAGTGTAGATTCAAACATTAACATAGTATCAGAACTATACACCGAACTCAAAAAAGGGTACGACGAAACGTTCACGGATGATGTTTAATTTAAAATTTATTTATATAATGTACACGTTTTTACGTACATTATATAAAGTCTAACTAACTGTATGTCATTGCAAAGAGCTTGGGTTAATAATTAATTAAAACAATACCGGAGCCACCGCGACTTCAAATATTGATTTTGTAAATAAAATAACACTTAAATCAACGAGTGGAACGAAATCCAATTTGTTCGTCGTGAACGCGATCCAACTCGACCCAGGTTATGTAGAAGCTATAAAAGAACTTAACTCGAAAATAAAAGCACTTGAAAATAAATTAAGTGAGTTTAAAAATTAAAATAATTATATATTTATAAAGTAAAGTAAATATAAAATGGGAATACAAGTTAACCAATCTAAAAGTTTAAACAACGGTGTAGTCTTGTCCGAATATTACGTCGGGTTACGAAAAAATAGTGATAACAAAGTCAGTATTAACGTGGAATTCGATCCTTCAGCGGAAATTACGGCAGGGAGCTCAAACGTGTATAAATTATCATCTTATTTCGAACACCATATCAATAGAGATGCAAAGGCCAGAGGAAAAAGTAATTTAGATAATCAGCTCGTCACTATAGATACTAATGATTTAGGAACATCAGAAACGGGTATCGTATCTCAATTATATAATGAACTTAAAAAGCAGTATACAGATTTCACAGAAGATATATAAAAAAATAAAACCTTACTATAATATAAAACATGTCTGGAGGTATTGCTCAACTCATTGCTATAGGTGCACAAGACGCGCACCTCGTCGGTCAACCCGAAGTTTCCTTCTTTAGATCTAACTATAAACGTCACACGAATTTCGCCCAAACTGTCGAAAGACAGGTTATCCAGGGCAACCCAACCGCAAATGGTATGTCCACTGTTCGTTTCGAAAGAAAGGGAGATATGCTCGGATACGTATACATCGCAAACAGAAATCCAAACGCCGTATCGTGGGCAGGTCGTATTTCAAAGGTCGAACTCTTAATAGGTGGTCAGGTTATTGACGAACAAACTGATGAATTTTCCAGGGAACTCTTTAAAAAGGTAGGTAACCAAACTTTTACAAAACACCTTTACGATGACACAAACGACAGATTTTACCCACTTCGATTTTCGTTCTGTGAAAATGCTCAATCGGCTTTGCCATTGATTGCACTCCAATACCACGATGTTGAATTACGAATTACATGGGGTGGTACAGCCACAGCCGACGCGGAAGTTTATGCCCAATTCATTCACCTCGACACCGACGAGCGTACCGCTTTGTCTTCCATGCCACAAAACATGCTTATCACACAAACTCAAAAAGTTGTTGGTGCTAGTTCAAGAGTACAAGAATTACCATTTAATCACCCAATAAAATATTTGGTCGCAAAATCTTCAACTAATATGAGCAGTGAATCAGATTTAACAAAACTCAAACTTCAAATAAATGGTGTAGATGTAACAGATTTCAAAAATGTAGTACCACATTTTACATGTGCTATGGCTTTTTACCACGTAGATTACACGGATATGGGGAAGGAATTTTTAAGAATTCCATTTTGTCTCAATACGGCTAAGCTCCAACCAACTGGGTCCCTCAACTTCAGTAGACTCGATTCGGCAAGACTCGTTTCCGATAACAAAAACTTCGATCAAACTGTATACGCCGTCAACTACAATATCCTCCGTATCGAAAACGGTATGGGTGGTTTGATGTATTCTAACTAATTTAACTTAATTTAATTTAGCCACTTATTATAAATGTTTTGGCAACTCATTTTTCTCTTAGCATTTATATTTGTTATAACATATGACCCGAAATCGGGTACTTTAAATCATTTGGTAAATGAACAAAAACCACCTTTACAAAATGCAGAGTGTAAAGAGGGACATTACCAAGAAATCCAATTTGCACAAATGGGATACGAGTGTCCCAAAGATAAAAGAACAAATATGGGTGCGATTATAAGAACTTAAAAACTTAAACCGTATTTTATATATAATGTTTACTCTCGACCGCGATACCGCGACTATAGTTGCCGTGCTCATGTGTATTATTGCCACAGTATACATGTACAAAGAACTTAACAAAACAAAATCAGAAATGGAAAGTGTCAAAGGATTTTATGGAAATCTCATGGCACATTTATCCAGACCAGACTCCGAAGAATTGTATGAGGAAACTGATACAAAACAAGTATGTGAAATACACCCAAAAAAAGAAAGTGTTTCGATAACCCAAGTTGAAAATTCCGAAGAAGATTCTTCAGAATAATCATCTTATTCAATTATAACTTGCTAATGAGCAATGAAGAAATACAAAGCAATAGCAGTACCAGTTACATTTGTAGGTGATAAACCACGTTTTCTCACCGTCCGGGATCGAAGGTTCAAAGATTGGATTTTCGTCACCGGAGGGTGCAGGCGAAGAGAAATACCCAATCCACTCAGGTGTGCTCTACGAGAGCTCGAAGAAGAAACAAGGGGTGTTGTTTCTTTAAAGAAAGGGGAATATACAGATTTCAAATTTACAGTAAAAGAATCCCCAGGTGTCGAATTAGAATATAACGTATTTATATTTTTTGTGAATTATACAATCCAGGAACAAGTTGAACTCATAAGAAAGTTCAATGAAGAAAAACAGAAAATGAATCTCCGTAAAATACAGAAACAGCCTATTAAAAGGACACATGATGAAAATGATTTCATGAATTTTGAAACACTCGCAGAATTTAGTACAAAGAAACAATGGGATCGTATAGTTAAGAATGTACTCAATAACCCGGAATTCTATGCGTGTGTAACTTCTCTCGATAGAAAAACCTTTTCTATTAAATAATGAAGTCCAAGAATTACATTTTATCACAAATTCACGAACTTCTCGTAGATAGACATGCATATACACCAGAACGTGCTACGAGATACATTGAGTTACATAAAGATGATAAAGTATACGAACTCCTTGTTTTAAAGAAAAAATTATCAGAAGAAGAAGAATTCCCAGAAGTGTCTTATAGACGTTCTATATGGCATCACGAATACGAAGATGAATAAGTAATATAAAAAATTAAAACGTATGATTGGTAAGTATGTTTAGACTTTGGTGTAAAAACCAAGGCTTTGCTAACAACTCCGATCTATCACATGTGCTCATGGACGGTGGTGTCCTTTCCGTGCCATTTGATAGATTGAATGAATTTTATGAAAAATGTATAGAAGCTTATAATTCCGGTGAAAAAATTTTCGTCGTTGAACAAAAAACCGAAAACTATAATTTTTTTATGGACCTTGATTACAAGGACGACGATGAATTAACCTTTGACCAAATTAAAGACATATGTAAAGTCATATGCGATAAAGTTTCCAAGTTCGGTGGTAAAGATGCTTTAGTATCTGTTGCCGAACCAAAACCAATTGGATATCTCATTAAAACTGGGATACATATCAACTGGCCAGGTTTTGTAGTAAATCGTGCATCGGCTTTATCTCTAAGGGAACACGTTATAAATACACTAAACCTAGCGTATGGTTCGCGTGATTGGAAAGATATTGTCGATATTTCGGTATATGGAAATTCTTCACGTAATACAAAGGGAAGTGGATTTCGTATGCCGTGGTCGCACAAAAGGGGGAAACACGAAGCGTGTTCTGGTCAGGGGTGTGATGCATGTAATCAGTCAGGTAAAGAAACACAAAGTGAATATTTACCCATTTTTGTATATAAACATGGTCCTTTATCAATGTTACAAAAAACAAGTCAAAAACCTTCCGTTGATATACTACACATGGCTACTTTACGCACACAGAGTGAAGAACCAGTTACAGTAGAAGGAAGTTTTAAAAAACATGACGAAGGTACATTTACAAAAATACAAACAAAAAACGTTTTTGAAAACCAAGAGGCTTTACTTCTCGTTGAAGAATTTATATGTAAACACCTCGAAGGTCAGGGATCTGCAAATATTACAAAGATGTACAAACATAAAAATCAATTTTTAGTCTCGACGACGTCCAAGTATTGCGAAAATTTACGACGTACGCATAGTTCAAATCATATATGGTTTCATATAATAGGTGATACTATAGCACAAAAATGTTTTTGTAACTGTGAAACTATGAAAGGTCGATTTTATGGGTTTTGTAAAGATTTTTCAGGGAGACGACACCAGTTACCAAAAAAAATTACAGATGTTCTCTACGAAGATGGTAAAGTTCAATCTTATGTACCTAAAAAGAAAAGTCCCGAGCCAAATAAAGTATATAATCCCAATGAACTTATCGAAAAGTTTATAAAAAAGTATATTTTACAAAAAGAAACATTTCATATCGAATCTATCAAAAAAATAGGTCCTAAAAAATACATTGTGAATATCATAGGTGTGTGTGATACATGTAAAGAAAATATGAACTTTAATATCATAAAAAATCAAATTCAACAAGTATGTAAATGTAAATGTCGTGCACACATTCTCACAGATAAAATTGTACGTACTTTATAGAATGTTAGCTGTACTCTTAATCGTGATTATGATATACATGGCATCTTCTTTAATTAAGAAAGATACTGGTACCGAACATATAACTGAAATAATGAGAAAAACACTTCCTTATTCAGGACTAAATAAAGTTTTATATAGGGAATTTTTAGCAAACATGAATATGGCTATAGAATACAAATCACATACAGAAATTTCAGAAAAGTTATTAGACAGGGCGATTAAAAATTTACGCGAACTCGCTCTTTATACAGTTTCAAGTGATACAAGTGTTATAGAAGAAATAGATGCATTGGCAAATCAATTAAACGCCGAATTTGAACTTATTTTAATAAACGAATCTCTTAATAAGAAACAAGCTATTTAAAAGAATAGACGTAAAATAAAGTATAATGACAAAAACTAATGTAAATGGAACGCGTACTCGTTCTGGTAGAATATCTAAAGTTCCCGAACGTCTTGATCCAGTAGAAGACCTCCCAGAAGACGATTATTCCGATGAAGATTATGAAACTGAATCTGATATCGATAGTGAAGACGAGGATTTATTAGAAACTGACGATGAAGATGATTTTGAAGATGATGACGAAGATATGGATGAAAATGGAAATCTAAAGGGGTTTATTGTAGACGATGACGAAGATGAAGATGAGTAATAATAAGCTTAAAAAAATAAATGTATTTTTTATAAAATGGAAGCTGAAGTTGGTACTCCTATAGAATACAATCCAGATGAATTCATAAATAAAGAAAATAACGATGAAAAAGAGCACGAGCCCGAAAACAATGAACAATACTATTTTCCGCCTCCACAACATCAATATTACGACCCCCCTTTACCAGAAAAAACTGATATATTTTCAAATTTAGATAAATCAGCGTACGTAATTATATTCGTATCATTTATATTAGGATTTTTCATGGGTAAAACAATGCAACCTGTTATTCTTCGACCTGGATAGGTTTACCGCTTATCCATAAATATTCTGATGATGTCTGTTGTCCTTCAAAATCGCCTATAGAACCAAGTTTAGGTTCTGTAAAATATGCGCGACTTACAACAAGCGGATCTTTTAGTAAATCTTTCGCAACGTCAGAAGCTTTTACATTTTCGGTACCTGATTTATCTTTTCGATCTTTATACAATCGTAAAAATAAATTAACCATAACTACAACAATAAGAATGGTGATTATGTTTAATATAATACTCAACATACTTACATTTATATAACAAAATTAATTATTTAGATTCTACTTCTTCTCCTTCTTCAACGGTATCTTCACCTTTCGTATCCTGGGCTTCTGTGGATGTCGCAGCTTCAGCATCAGCTTTTTGCATCGCCTCGACCGAATCAAACCCTCTTTCTTTAGCTTCTTTTTCGTGTACTTCCTTAGCTTCTTCTTCACGTTTCTTCTTCCTTTCTTCGATTTCTTCGGCAACAATTGCATCCGCTTCCTTAACAAGCTCTTCCATCGGTGTATCTGGTTTTTCTTTTTGGAGACGTTCGAGAACTTCTGATGGATGACTGATTGGTTTCTCATCAGGTTTCGTATAATACTTTGAATTTTCGTCACCTGGTTTAAACATGTTCGCGCTTGCTACCATGTCCGCTTTTCTTTCTGCAAACATCTTTGCCGCAAGTACTTGATTTTCTTTGTATCCCGTCATGAGTTCTTCAAGTTTTTCATTGGTGTAATGGACATCCTCGATCTTCGTTGGATCTGGTGGAATTAATAACCATTTATACATATCAACGACGTAAATATCAAACGTTGCATCTTCCTTCTGAAGACGTTTTGCATGATTTGCAGCTTCTTCATGTGTATTAAATGCACCTCTAATCTTGATACCAAACTTATCGTTTTTTTGTGGTGCTTCGGGACCTACAACAGAAAGGCATGCATAAAGTTGACCGGGGACAGTAGTATAATCTTGTTCGAGAGACATTTTTTATATATTATATACTTAAAAACTTTAAGCCTTTTATATTTAATAATGCACGAGTTTTGGAATAAACAGCCAGTTCCACAAGATAAAGCTATATTTGAAAAAGATGGCGAAATAGATTCGTCTAGAGAACTTAGGTGCGAAAAAAATCCTTTACCAGAAGGATACGAATGGAGTTCGTGTACCATAGAAGAATTATGTAATTTTTTAAAGAAAAACTATATACGCGATGAATCGTTTGAATTTAACTATTCCAAAGAACTTATAAAATGGGCAACACAACCACCCGGATACAAAGACGAATGGAATATTACCATTCGTGAAACAAAAAGTAATGAAATAATTTCTTTTATATCAGGTGTACCTTTAGACGTACGTATAAATAATAAATGTATTAAAATGCTCCAAATAAACTTTTTATGCGTTTCTGAAAAACTTCGGGATATGAAACTTACACCTTTACTTATACACGAACTCAAAAGACGCATGAATTTGCATGACATATGGCAGGCTGTATATACAGTTGTAAAAAGACTACCTACACCTTTTGCCAAAGTAAATTACTGGCACAGACTTATAAATGTTAAAAAATTAAACCGTATCGAGTTTTCTAATGCAAGAGAACAAGCACATCGTATTTTAGGTACCTCACAGTTTAGGGAAATGACTATAGATGATATCCCACAGGTCACACAAATGTTACAAGAACATTTAAAAAAGTTTAAATTTTCACTTAACATAGACGAATCGTATGTTAAGCACTGGATTCTCCCTCGTAAAGATACCGTGTATACGTATCTAAGCGACGAAAAGGATCAATTTGCTACGTTTTATAGTTTAGATTACGTACATAAACCAAGTGGTGAAATTGTAAAACAGGCGTATACGTTCTATAATGTAGGTCATTGTTTAAAAGATGCTATAATAATGGCACGTAACCGTGGTTTTGATGTATACAACTGTGTAAACGTAAGTGTAGATACAGAAGAACTTCGTGAACATAAATTTATAGAAGGTACAGGTCATAACCATTATTATCTCTGGAACTGGAAACTTAATGAAGAAATTAAACCAAAAGATATAGGATTTGTAATGATATGACGTCCGGCGTCGAGAATTTTTATAAATTCTCGATTATAAATAACCTCAGTGAGATGGTTTAAAAATAAAAAACAACTTAAAATAAATGGAGGAGTTACGTAAGTACCATAACGAGGCCAAGCGTCTCCTCATCCAATCGGCTACACGCGAAGGCGACAGTATTTTGGATGTAGGATGTGGTTTCGGTGGTGATCTCCAGAAGTGGCGACACGCGGGGGCTAATATAAGCATGTGTGAACCGAACCCAGACTCACTCAAGGAAGCTAAGTCGCGCGCCAAGAACATGAAAATACGTGTCAATTTTTACGAGGGTGATATATTCGCGTGTCCCCAAAGAAAATATGATGTCGTGTGTTATAACTTTGCGTTACACTATATATTCGAAACGAACAAGTTATTTGAAACATCACTCTTAGCCATAAAGAACAGAATAAAACCAGGGGGTCGGTTCATAGGAATCATACCGAATTCCGATAAGATTATCATGAACACACCCGTAAGAGACGAACTCGGAAACTATTTTCTGATGAAACATACGAGTTCGGGAAACTTTGGTGAAAAGTTATACGTCCACTTAGCCGATACGCCATATTATGCAGACGGGCCTAAGGTTGAACCCATTGCACACAAAGACATGTTATTTACACGTATGGAAGATTTGGGGTTTACTTTAACATTATGGGAAGATCTTAAAGGAAACCCAGTTTCGGATCTGTATAGTAAATTTTGTTTCGTGTTTAGGAAATAAAATAATATATTATATCAGAAGAATGATAATATATATCATTATACTCGCTTTTATATTAGCTATAATATCAGTTATTTTATATAAGAAAAGTACCAAAGGTGAAACCAAAACCTATATACCAAAAGTGTTTTCAAACTGGCAAAAAACTGCCACGCAAAGGGAAGATACCGAGATCAAAGATGGTAAATCTGAAAATGAATCTGATATAGAGTCAGATGAGGAGGATGGAGATGAAGTTTTAGATGGTACAACAAAATCAACTTCTTTTAAACCCTTAAAAACACCTCCACCACCTCTAGTACAGGGTTGGGATACATATAATAAGCGATATACAAGTGGTAAATTATCAGGTATGTATGTAAATTCTGATGATGTTGTTGGTGACATATCACCTGAATCACGTCTTACAAATATAGACCTTGAAAAATGTAAATCTATGTGTAGTAAGTTAAATAATTGTAATTCTATAGAATATCATAATGATCGTACTTGTATAATGTTAGCTGCTACTTTAGATGACACGGAACACTTTAAACAAAATGAATCCGGTACAAAAATCGTTCAAAAAAAAATTACTAATCCGTATAAAAAACCGGCTCCTCCACCTCCTCCACCTCCTCCGCCTCCTCCACCACCAAAAGTTAGATTTGTAACGAAACAAACATTAGACGGTGGTACCTATAGTAACAGAATTCGTCTTGAAAATCAATTTGAAATTCTCAACAAAACAAAAGCTGTTCGTCAAATAAATGAGTTATCTCGTCAGCTACGTAGTAAAAGTGTACCACATACAAAAATAGAATTTGTTAAAGTGGAAAAGGTAAAAACGGGACCTTCAAAAACAAAATTAGTCATACACGTTGATGTCGTCTTAGAAAGAGACGCTGAGGAGGTTAAAAAAGAAGAGGAAAACAAGGCTCGTAAAGTAATAGAAAAAGACCCTGTAGAAGAAGCTCAAAAACGAAAAGAAGCTGAAAGATTACTTATTATAAGAGAAAGGGAAGAACTCATTCAACGTGAAAGAAAAAAAGAACAGGAAAAGAAAGCTTTACAGGAAAAGCAACGATTACAAAAATTACAACGTGAAGAAGAATTGAAAAAAGGTGATGAACGAATAAAAAGAGCAAGATGGATCATAGCAACGTATGAAAAATTAGTGGATAAATTAAAAAAAGAATTTCCCAATTATTCCAAAAAAGAAATAGAAGCATTACTTAAAGATGAAAATTGTAAAGGGTGCTACCCGGACAACCCTGATATAGCAGAAAATTATGCAAGAAAGCAACTTCTTGAAAAAGAAGAAGTGAAACGTAAAGTAGAAAAAGAAAGGCAAAAAGAAGAAGCAAGAAAACGAAAAATAGAAGAAGAAAAACGAAGAGAATTGGAAAAACTTGAACGCGAAAGAAAACAAAAAGAAAAGGAAGAAAAAGAAAGATTGAAAATATTATTACAAAAAGCAAAAGAAGAAGAAAAAAGAAGACTTATTGCTGAAGCAGAAGAAAGAAAACGAAAATTAGAAAGGGAAATAGCTGAAAAGAAAAGAAAGGCGGAAGAAGAAGAAAAAAGAAAGAAGAAAGAAATTGAAGATAAAAAGAAAAGAGAAATAGAAGAAGCAAAGCTTAAATATAGTTCAGATATATGGGATGTGATTATAGTAGGTGATAATATTAATACTAAAAATTTCTTACCAATACACGAAGAACTGAAAAGGTATAAATTACCCGCCACAACATCATTTTATGAAATTATAGAAAAACATATTGCGTGGTTTAGACCAGAATTTGTAAAATACATTAGTTGGAGTAATGATGAAAAACGTATGCGTTTTGACCTTTTTCAAAAATATATAAAAATGACTGATAAAAAGACGCGATTGATAGATGTTTGTTGGGATAATGATAGAAAACGATCATATTGCGAAAAGAAAACGGTGTATATAAAAATATTTTCGGGTGATGACGAAAGAAAAGTAACAGGTAGACAATTTCTTGATCCCATTTTGGGAATTCCGATTTACTCTTTTAACAGTTTTCCAAACAGTAATTGGTTCAAGATAATACGAAACACCGATAATACATATAGTTTTAAAAAAATTTTACAACCACCACGTGAAACACGCGGAGGTCCGGATGGACGAGGAAGTCTTAGAGGTCATCCAGAAGATATATATGAACGCCAATTTTATGATGATGGTATATTTAGTATGAAGAATTCCGCGAGTTCTAAATGGGAAAATGCGTTTATTATAAAAACTACCGGTGATAAATACGTACTATATACCAAAGATGGTAAATTAGTTACAAATATACATTCAAGTACAAACAGGAATCACGAACTTATAGATCGTCCATATTTTATAGAAAAAAATAAAATTTCAAATACCCATTATAACCATGCTAAATTTGGTTTAATTGGTGCGACACCGTTTTTACATAATTTTTCAAATAATGGTGAAATTATACCAAATAAAAAATATTATTCACCGAATAAAAAATATTACGTCATATTTAAACCTAACGAAGGATTGTATGTTAAATCGAATGAAAATAACAAGAATATAGTATCTATAGATACACCAAAATCCAATTCTGTTAAAATAACTAATATGTTACAAAAAAACTATATAATGTTTTATAATAATAAAGGAAGTCAGGAAAAAATAATAAAATTAAGTGAAGGACTACGAGGAAATTTTATACTTGTAGTAACTGATGTAGGTGAAATTATATGCATTAACTTGAAAACTGGTAAAATTGAAATGAAATTTAATGAACCAGATTTAAGTTCAATTCCAAACAATGTCGTAGTTTTGTGTAAATATAATGATCCAAATAACAAAAATTACACTTCTAGATATATAGTTAATAAAGATAATATGACAACTTTACAGGAAGTAATTTTCAAGGATATTTCACACCAAGCGTCATATTTCTCCAAATATGGTGAGTTAAATGGTCCTGCGTCTAAAGTTAAACAGATAGAAAACTGTAGAGGTATACGCGTACTTGATCCATTAAGACCTATATATATATCAGAACTCGCTAAAAAAGATGAATTTAAAGAAGAACAGTTACCTAGACCGATACCATGTGATGTATTTTTACCAAAAAATAATAGTGGTAAATATTTAGCTTTTAACAAGAATCAAAAAGGCCCTATAGTTACAGATAAAAGAGACGAAGTTACACCTTTATATATAAGACCGACGAGATATTGGAAAAAAAATCCGGGTGAATATGAAGTACATCGTATAAATCACCCTCTTAAGAAAGGTGCAGAGTTTGTATATAATGGTATGTTGCGTTTAACGAATGATAAAAAATCCATATATCCATATGACTGTCAGGATACAAATTGTTCAGTACCAGCAAATATTATACAAAGTGTTATACCAAAATGGGAATGTATAGATCGTCTAAATTAATATCATAATAAAAATGTTATTTTATATAAAATGATACAGTTGATTATCATTATAGTATTTATAATATTAATACTATACAGAATTCGTAACACTGAGAAATACGAAACAAATAAAGAACCTTTTTTTACACTTTGGGTACCAGGTAAAAAAGGGTACGAAAAGGTTAAACCCGCACATATTAAAAATGGGAAGGTTATTCCACCAAAAACTATAAAGTACAATTATGACTATAATACTATATATATAGAAATAGTAGATTATGATAAAGGTTTGATAAAAGAAATAGAGTATAAATCACCGAAACCGTACCTTGTAACTACTACGCACAATGAATATATATTACCAGTAAACTATTCAAGCGAATTTAAAGATTACATGAATAAAAAGGTAGTTGTAAAATTTTATAGAAATGGTAAAAACCCTGATAATTTTTTCCACCTTACACACGTAACACTTCCAAAATCAAAAGAATCTGAATCATCTAACATATCTAATCTAGAATCAGACGAGTATAAACCAGGAAAATCAGTACAAGACTGTATAGGAAGTTGGAATGTAATTAAAAAAAATATAAAAAAGCGTGGAAATCTCACTATTCGAACAGACGATTGGGAATATAAACACACTAAAGATGCAGAAAAAGGTGGTAAAGCGTGTCCTTATGAAAACGGTAAACGTATTTCGGTAAAATATTCGGATATTGCTTCACATAAAACACCTTTTAGAGACCCCAATATAAATACAAAATTAATAACATCTCCTAACTATATATTTGATGAAATAGACAAACCAGAACGTGTAGCATACTTACTATCAAAAGGCGCATATGTCCATCCTATGGATCGGCCATCGTCACCTCCACCTCCACCTCCACCTCCACCTCCACCTCCACCTCCACCACCTCCAGAAAAATGTAAATCAAAAATTGATTTTTGTGTATCTTATGTAGACAAAGACAATGAAAATAATGGTATTGAATTAGATGAATGTCGCAAAAGACATGAAAAAGCAAAAGATTCTTATGATTATCATAAAAATTTCTCTTTAAAAAAAAATGATCCCACTCGAATACCAGTAGAAGATGCATCAAAACAAAATGCTAGATGGGAAGATGATAAATACAAATATATAAAGATAAAGTATGTTACAATAAGAGAAGGTGGGGATGATCCAAAATGGGACAAATGCGAAGGATATAATGACCAGGTTACACAGAGCTACGGGGAATGGGTACAAAAAATGAAAGAACTTGTGAAAACTGCGAAAATGGGTGATTCTAAAACATTTACTATAAAGATGATAAATGAAAAATATATAGACAAAATGGTGGAAGATAAAAAAATTGATAAAATTCAAGCCAGAAATTTAAAAAGAATATACAGTACCGAAACCGATACAATCAACAGATGGTATTATCGCGCCCGTATATTAGATGTCAAAAAATTATTTCGATTTATGATAAATCCTACGTATTTAGCAGATGCATTTGATAAATGGGAAACGGATAACAAATCGTATTTTGGAAAATGTGAAGATGGTGAAAAATATGATTCACTTTGGAAAAAATATGGTAAACCACAAACGACAATTCTTGATCCTATATATTACATGAATAGTTCGTCACTACAATGTCCCAAAAGTGTAATGTATTGTCGACCAAACAACGATGATTGGAAATATACTATTGAATGGTGGACAGAGTATAGCAAAGAAGATATAAGTAAAATCGCTTCCGGTAGTAAAGGGTGTTACGTTAACCCAAAAGCTGAAAGTCTTTTAAAACCAAAAAGAATTAAATTTTATTATCCATACAAAAAACGCGACAATATGGAAAATATGGATTTAAATCCAAATACCAATACTAATTTAATAAATGATCCATATTATTATTGGAACAAACATATAGATATAGTTGCACCAAAAAAAACGGATAAAGATTGTAAAGCAGAATTACAAAAACCTAAAAAAAGTTGGGAATATTCAGCGAGTTTTAGTAAAATAGTCCCGTCGGCATCGTCCCCATCCGGAAAGAAATCTGTTTTAGGAAAAGTAAATTACAAGAGTATTGATTGGACCGATGAAATTGAATGGAAATATGTTGTTATCAATCCAGGTAAAGACGGTGGTGATAAAGATCATTGTTTTTATAATATACCAAACTCTGCACATGGATTAAAACATGGTGACAAGATAAAAATTAAAACTTCAAATATGGTATTAAAACATAATATGATGCCCAGTGGTTTGAATATACGACATATTCGAAACATAAGAGACCCTAATTATTTCCATGAATTAATAAAAAATCCAAACTATTGGGTTGATAAATTTAAAGAAAAAAATATTAGAATGGATGATCCTATATACAAGGAATATTTTTAATGATATAACACCAAAAAAAAGTATATGTTTATGATAAGATGATACTCGCGATACTACTTCTTATCATAAATATATTCATATTCATCAACATACAAGAACCACCAAATTTAACAGAAGTTCGTGAAAAATATAAAACACTCAGGGACCATCTCAAAGATACAAACAATAAAGAGTTTAAAATGTTATGTAAAGAGATTCCAATTACAGCACATAGGCGTATGAATGGTTCAATAGGGTATAATGTAAATAAAGGGTATGACATTGGTTTATGTATAGACGGAGAACCAAACGAAATATTTCACGTTTTATTACACGAACTTGCTCATTGTACAGTAGATGAATATTCACATAGCATAGAATTCTGGGAAAAGTTTGATAAACTGCGAAAAATATGCGTTTCTATAGGTATTTATCAGGAAATACCCGAAAGACGTGAATTTTGTGGTAAACATATCCAGGATAAATAATCTATGTTAGTAATAAATGGAATCATTTTCTGACTTGTTCAAAGTATATTTTCTATTCAATATTTTACTTGTAATACTAAGTGCACCACTATTGGCAAATAATCATATTGTAAATATGGGTTTATTGAATGTTATTACACCTGTCATCTTAGCTGCGTTACCAAGAGGTGGTAATATATTTGGCAGACTGGCACTCGATGCACCATTTCTTATAGTTTCGTCTTTTATAAGTTTAGGTGTAATATTCGGTGCTTCTATGATAAACGAACGTTTTGAACAAGATTTTAAAAACTATGGTAAAACTACGGAAAGTACTCGAAATGTGTTAGGACTTCGCGCAGTTGGATTACTGATTGGATTTCTCGTTTCCTATTTTATATTTGGAAAGAGAATGTATAAACACTATAACTCTATTTAACGTATCGTTTTAAGATATAAAACACTATAGCAGCAACAGCACCAGTTGTTGCTAAACCAACTGGACCACGGTTTCCCTGGTCGTTAAGAAAAGAGGGTATAGTACTCGCAAGTTTTTCTTGTACAGGCTTACTGATTGCCACCGCGGCGCATGCAGCGACGATTATAGCTTCAAATTGGTCGTCAGTAAGGTTGAATGGATTTTTAGATTCGGGAGATTTTTCTTTAGTTTGTTTTGGAGCAACAGTTTGTTGCGCCATCATCATTGGTGTTTGCATTTGCATTTGCGTCATACGCGGATCCTGAGCCATCATAGGTGGTTCAAGTGGATCTTCAGCCTGTCCCATAATATCAGAAATTGGAGTCGAGTCCATCGTTTGTTTATTTTCAACATTTTTTTCATGGGAAGTATTCGGCACAAAATTAGTAGTTTGGTTATTATTTAATGATACCATACCATCACTACTATCTGTCAAATTCATTGTTCTAACGTCCGTCATTTATGTAGTCATAGGTTTTTGAGACATATCATTGACGCATTAATCACCTGAGTGTAAAGTGTATCTTGGATATATACCCAAAAATGTATTTAAAACCCTGGGTAAAACATCCTTTTTTTCATGTTCGGGTATAGAATCGTTAAAATATATACGTTTGGAATCGTGACATACATTTACATATATGTAATATCCATCATGTCGACCTGATGAAAGTTCATTAAATTTTGTGTATGGGTACACCATTCTCGAACTGTACAATCTTCTGATAAAGTTCATTTTATATTACTTTGTTTTTGTAATTTTAAGTCTCGTTTTCTTTGTTGCATTTTTAGCATCTTCTTTATGTTCTAGATATCGAGGATTGTACATCTTTTTATGGAGTTTCCAGAGTTCGGGGCTACCCACTTTAAAATTTTTTCTAAGTGTAGCTTTGTACCAAAATACACAATCTTCTATTTTATTACTCTTCGATGTATTATCTAACACTAAACATTCATAATTTTCAGTACATGCATCCATGACCTTATTAAACATATCAAAACTCGGAAAAATACCAAAAAATGATTTATATATCTTTTCTCTATTCTGAATGATGTTTTCTCTCAAAACAAATACGTAATCTACATTTGCCCTGAGTGCTGGTGGTAAATCCATGACATATTGCATGGTAAGCATGAAAAATATATTATAATGACGACCGTTCATGAAACATTGGCGAATACACGTATCTTTCAGAAATTTACTATCATACATACAATCATCTAAAAGCATAAATGTACCATTATTTATACTCTTACCTTTCGTACCAACTAATTTTCTTTGTCTTGATATAACTCTCTCTATAGCATCTCTATCGTAATCACCATATACAAATAAATCTGGTATAAACTCACCATAAAAATGGTTACCTTCTTCGGTACCCGAAAGTACAACACCGGCTGGTATATGCTTTTTATAATACATGATATCCTTGACCAGTGTAGATTTACCCGTATTACGTTTACCAATAAAAACACATACCCGATCATCCGTCATTTTTTCGGGTCTGAATTTCTTCAGTTGAAGATTCATTCTACAATACTGTCTCGTTTTATTTCATAAAATTTTACTCACGTAAAGTAAGAATGGCTGGTCGATTAAACCTTGCTGTCACGGGTATCCAGGACCAATGGCTTACTGGTGAACCTGAATTTTCGTATTTCCTGATGAATTTTAAACGACATACGAAGTTTTCAATAGAATCTATAGAAACACCGTTCGATGGTAACATAGATTATGATACAAACATTGAATGTCGCATCCCAAAAAACAAAGGGGATCTCGTTCGAAGCATGATGCTTAAATTTACTTTACCGCATCCCAGTGTACCAAATGAAACTTTTGAAGTAACACAATCTGGTTTAAAATACTATATAAATGGTGTTCAACAAGACACACTCACACTTTACGAAGGTTCTACGTATACATTTAATGTAAATACAGTTGGACACCCATTTTGGTTTTCAGAATCTCCTGATGGTAGAGTTGCTGGTGTTATTCAAACACCTTATACAAATGGTGTTACAGGTTCGGGTACAGAACAGGGTACTGTTACTTTTACCGTACCTAATAATGCACCATCGACTTTATATTATTACTGCGAAGTTCATTCTAATATGGGTGGTCAGATAAATATACGTAATATAATGTATAATAAATCTATAGGTGCTCAAATCATAGAGTATGCAGATCTTTTGATTGGTGGTCAAACTATTGAACGTATAACAGGTGATTATATCTACATGTATGACCAAATACACAATAACAAAGACGATATAGACCAAACACTTTATTTCTTAACTGGTCATGATAATTACATAGCAGTTTCATACGATTGGGAATATAGTGTATTATTACCATTTTATTTTTTCAGACATCCAAGTTTAGCTATACCCGTATGTGCACTTACGAAACAACTCGTCGAAATACGCATAAAGTTTAAAAAGTTGAATGATGTGACTGTAACTTATACAAGAAACACTAATACTATATCAAACCCACCTTCTAACGTTTCTTCTTCTATTAAAAAAGTATCACTCGTCACTGATTTTTATTTCATCACCGAAGATGAAAAGAATTTCTTACTTACGCGTCCTATAGAATACGTCATAACTCAGCTCCAAATGTCACAATTTAGATTTAAAGCTGGTGAATCTAAAAATATGGGTATGCTTAATTTTAAACACCCCGTAAAGGAAATGTTCTTCTTGGCGGTTAGTGACGACGTTCACAAACTCAACCCGATAAAACACGTTACCATGAAGTTTAATAACAATAGAATAATAGACGCAGATAATTTAATGTTAAGCTATGAACAACCTTTAAAATATTATACAGGTGTAACCGATAATAACTTTGGAGTATATAGTTTTTCAATGAAACCAGAAACGTATTACCCAACAGGACAGGTAAATATGAGTAGAATAGCACACAATTTAATTGAAATTGAACTTGAATCACCTAATACAAACTATGCACATTCAGTGTATACATACGCAGTTAATTATAACGTTTTAAGAGTGAATAGCGGACTTGGTGGTTTAAAATTTTAGTACCTTATACTAGTAATGGCTGGGCGTGTTCAATTAGAAACATCTGGACCACAGGACGCTTTTTTTACAGATAACCCAGAATATACATATTTTATAAAGAATTTCCAAAAACATACAAACTTTGCGCCGTTCTTTGTAGATCACGACGTCATTGGTGAAATTGAATTTGGAAGTACCATAAAGTGCACCATTCCCCAAAATCAAGGTGATCTTCTCAAAACCGTGAGTTTGAAACTGGAACTTTCAAGTATACCACAAAATTTAGTAAATAATATAGAAGGTATAGGGTATGTAGAATCTATAGGACATGCAATAATCGAATATGTAGAATTAACAATAGGAGGTGAAACTATTCAGAGAATACCAAGTGATTACTTAGCTATATATTCTGATAACTATATAACACAGACAAAACAGCATAACTTATCAAAACTCATCGGTAAACCACCACTCGAACTTTCAGGAACTAATGTAGCTACGGTACAAATAGCCGGGTATTTGGGTTTAGCGACGTCCGATACTAAATACTTTGTTGATATACCATTCTACTTTTATAATAACCCAGAACTCGCTATACCTTTATGTGCTATATACAATCAAGAAGTTGAAGTAATAATAAAACTCAGGGATTTGAAAGATTGTGTATGGGGGTATGACGCAACCGATCCCTATAATGCAAATAACATATTTTACCTTGGTGATTACGTAAAAACGAAAGGACTCATAAAAAACCTGAAACTAACTACTGAAATGGTTTCATTAGACAAAGAAGAAAAACAAAAATTAAGTAATCAAAGAATAGATTACACTATAACTCAAATACAGGAAAGTAAATCTATAATACCAATAGATGCAAATATAGATAATTATATAGATGTTACTCATAGACTCCAATTTAAAAATCCTATAAAAGAACTTTTTTTCATCGTTCAAAGATTAAGAAAGGTTGTAGGTGGTCATTTTGTAACTAATTTTGATTATGATTCAGTATTTCAATTGTATAATGGTAATTACATAAATTATGAACATTTAAAAAACATGGAACTAAAACTTGATGAAAAAGTAATCATAGACGAAAAAACAGGTGATGTAATAAACTTGCGTGCAATACAAAGTGGTATACATCACACGAGAACGCAATTGTTCAGAAGGTACTATTCGTATAGTTTCGCACTCGAACCTGAAAGATGGTATCCAACAGGTCAAATTAATTTTAGTTTAATTAAAGATCAAATAATAAAAATGAAAATAACACCTGATACAGATGTAGAAAGAGAACTTAGAGTTTTAGGCTTAAGTTATAATATACTCCGCGTGGAGAACGGAATAGCTAAAACTTTATTTAATTTATAATGAATCAATTTGAAAAAGACGCAACACTAAATTTAATCGAACAAGTACAAAATTCTGCTATTGATATTATACAGCCCATACTAGAACATTCCATGATTCTTGCGGCGGAATACGCGCGTGCGTGTGGTAGAGATATGATTTTATCAGAAGATTTAGAATATGCCATGAAATATTGTGCAATGCATGAAGTTGGTAAAAAAATAGGAACATATTTTCCAGATATAGAAGAGGAAGAAGATGAAGACGAAGAAGACATTGAATTTGAAGAAGAGGAAGAGGAAGTTCCATTTACGAGATATTCAGGAAGAGAATATAAATTTGTTAAAATGAATATGGCGTACGATAATTGGAGTTCATGGGAACCTAAAAACCCGTCAGAACAGTTGTTAAAAAATGCTATAGATAGTAATGAACACATCAGATCCAGAGGGATGGACGACAACTTCTAAATATTTTAAAATATGTGATGATGAAAGTTCTACTTCTGACACAGATACAGATACAGACAGTGATTTAGAATCAGAGTCAGAAATGGAGTCTATAAATATTGGTATGTTAAAGGGGTATATGAAGCCACAATACTACAGTAGGATTTTAGTCGAAGAAGAGTTACTCCCAGATTAAAATCTCAGGATAATATATAAAAAAATGTCTGCTGCCGAAACTGTCACGCTTGTCACTCGTGAACTTGAATCGCAATCCCTTAACGCTATCGTTGCTGGTTTTTCCTTTGCTGCTGCCTTGTCCTGGATGGACTTGGTAAGATGGTTGGTTAACCAAGTCGTTAAAGTCAATAGAAACGGTGGTATGAACTACACGCTCACTGCCTTGTTTACCACTCTCTTGTCCATCTTGGTTTACGTTGCTATCTCCCGTGTCTCTACACGCGTACAAAAACCAGCCCAGCCAATCTTCGCGGTTACTCGATAAACCTTGGTTTTTTCATAACCAGTAATAAAAATAAACCGGTTGCGACTACCATAAATATAGATATAAACGCATCCCATCTACGCGGATCCTCTAGTTCGGGGATACTCATAGGTGGTGGAAGAGAAAAGTCTCGTTCCGCTTTAGCAACATTCTCCAATTTATCTGTAGAACACGTTATAGCTAATTTAAGTACATGATTTGCATTTCTAAAATCATATGGTATTAACCGGTTATTGCTACTATAATAAAATTGCACCCTTAAACTCGATATCGTTTTTTGTGTTCCGGAATCAAAATTGTGTTCTATTTTATCATCTACACCAGAATAATTAATTACGTCTCCGCATAAAAGTATACGCCCAGTATAAAACGGTGTTTCCGAAAAAACAGTTTTATTAAATTCATCAGAACCACTACTCAATTTAACAATAATCGCATCCGCACCTTGTAAATTAATACTACCCGTTTCGAGTTCATATGGTGACAATGTCGTAGATGAAACGTTACTTGCTGGTAAACCTAATACATCGTAAGGTGTTGTATACCCTTGTACATTAGAAGCATACCCATTTGTTCCCCCATAGAATTCAAATGTAAAAGGTGCACTACCTGAAAAAGTTATAGCATTTGTATCTTTATCATAAACACCATTAGATAGATGAGTAGATGCTGTAACAACTGCCTGTGCTAAATCATCACCATCGTAATTTCCATTAGGTATTGTTACAGTAGTACCATTTATATCAAATGTGTTATTTCTATTATGTATAAGGTACTGACTATTATGTATTCGTGCTGATATAAGTGAAATCTTAGATACGTCATAAATTGGGTTTTTTAGATGCACTACATAATCACCTGGGTTTGGGTACACAATGGGATCACGTTCGCCACTATCTATATCTAAGGTATGTACCTTCATTAAAATATATGAACAATATTTTAATGAGTGTATGTCTCAATTTCATGGTGTTTAAGAAAGACTATGAACTAATGGGTTAGTCGAAAGTTGTCTTTTTGCTGTGTCTAAACTTGTGTTAGATGCATTTGGATTCATATTACCCTTATATGCATTAAACTTGTAATAATCATTATTCCTATATTGTTGTGTCCATGCACCATTTGCCGAGTTTATTCTACCATCAACTCGAGACGTATCGGAGCGAACACTTGTTAATAAACCACCTTGGTTTAATGGATTTGCACGTACATTCATACGCCCTGGACCAGCTGCACGATTTGGTTTACCACGACGATCATCCGGTCTAAATCCATACTTCATTAATTCTTCAACAGTATGTGTAGAACCGTATGTTCGCTTTTCACCAATTTTAGATGCAGGGGCGTTAGTATAACCACCAAGAAAGTTCGATATACCTGGTACCGGTTGATTATTGTACTGATAATGTTCTATATTACCATCTCTCTTATTACGCGTTGGTTCTTGTGCACGTGTAAGCGCAGAAACAGTTCGTTTTGCACTTGCATACCCCAAAGTATCTGTTCTTAAACCTGTTTCGGATCTATTAGTAGTTCGCTTAGTTTTTTCGTGTTCAGCTCTTGGTGCTCTACCAGTCATACCTTGTGCTCTACCAGGTACAGGTGGAAGTCTACCATAAAGAAAGGCTGTCTTTTCTGGTCTATTATTTCCAATTTCACCCATTATACCACGTCTACCACCTTTAGAATCATACGCTGGACCAGATCTACCTGGTAAAGTTGTCAATCTATATGCACCGACGTTTTCAGGGTTTACACGGAACAATTGTTGATGTCCACCAAACGCTGGAACGCTTGCATCAACGCCCAAACCTGGACCAACAAGTTGTTTCTCTACTGGTGAAAGGTTATTCATTCTACCGGCATCATACATTCTATTTCTCATGTTAAGTATTTCACCACCAGAAGATCGTTTTTGTGGGGCAACTTCACCGAATGACGGAATCTCTTCTTTAAATTTAATTGGAGTTTCAACTAAAGGTGATAAAGGACCCGAATATTCACTTTGTATTGTCAATTCTCTTTCCGAAAAATCAGAAGTTACTTCAGGTTCTTCTATAGGATTACCTTCTACTGAATATTTTTCTTCTGTGTGACTCAGTTTTCGTCCGGCATAAACTAAACCGGCTATAGCTAATATTGAAACGGGATCAGCCATTCTTATTTCTTATTGAGATTTTTATTGAGGTATCTTTGCTGAAACAAACCATTTTGAGTTTCTGCGCGTGTACTCATTGGTTCGTAAGTACGCGTTCTAAGTGGAACTTTACATTCAACATTTTGAAGTGGATGAAAATTTTTTTCATACGTATTTACCAAAAGTTTGCTGAATTGTGAAGTAGATTGGGGTCTAAGCTTATCAGACGTTTCTATATATTGTGCTGGTGAACCTTTACCCGCCATGTATGGCGCTGTGCCGTATAACATTGTGTTTGGACGACTTGAACCATAATTAAGAGTACTGGGCTGAGGATACAAAAAAACTTCTTCAGTAGCACATACAGATGGGACCGCGTGATCCTTAACTACTTTCATACCTGGCTGGAGTTGATATGCCATTTATTATTACGAGAGATTTTTGTTTTAAGATGTTCAAAATCTTGTTGCCGTTCTTCTCGCATCACCATTTGGATCAAGTCCAGCAAAAGCACCAAGTTGTACACCTCTCATATCTGGATCACATAATCTCGGATCTTGTCTGCATGTATTTTGCCTTTTACCATGAATAAATTCATAATAAGGTGTGTTACCAATCGAAGTATCTGGCATACTTACAAACTGTCTAGATAATGCATTTCTTTGATATTCTGGTGCAGCTGACCGAGATCGTGCTGGTCCATATCTAATCCCATCTGTAGTGTAACTATTAGTCGCTTTTTTAACAGTTGGGTAATAACATGATTCTGGTCTATCTGGTCTATCTATGTAATCAGACATGAGTACATTACCCATGGGATTATCCTTTGTTGGCATAGAACATTTGTTATATACACTATTACCCCCCGAGGCTGGTCTAATAACATTATCTTTAACCATGTTTGATCGTTCCATTATATAAAGAACACCAAGTGCGGTTGTACCTAAAACGAAAATACGTGGATCTCTATTTATAATATATATTATACATGTTGCGTAAATGATAAATCGCGCTGTTGCATTAACACGGTCTGCTGAAGACTGTAACTTTGACGGCCAAAATTCGTGTACCTTGTCTACACGTACCAATTGCTTTGGATCTTCAAACCAAGATGTCATTTATATATAGTGAGTTTATTTTTTCATCATACCACCTAACATACCCTGCATCGTTTTCATGAGTGCATTTTCATCTAATTCGGAACCATCATTTGTCATTTTATCGGCACATTGTTTAGCCACCTGTTCAATCATGGAAAGAGTATCTTCTGGTATGGAACTAATAGTTGTACCAAGCATATACAACGTTTGAACATATTGCCATATTGCATCTTTTGTATTCTGTGAACAAGAAGCCCAATGATCTTCAAGATTTACATCTTTCATAAAATCAAGGTTCTTGGATTCCTTTATAAAAAAAGTATCATCTTTCGCAGAAATTTTATCCGCGAATGGTGTAACACTTGCCATAAATCCATCAACCACTAAACGTGGATTGGCTTCTTTAGCCAAATCGAAAGCAGATAAACATCTTTTGAGAGCCTTTTCTTCTGGAAAAGTCTTGTGTAATTCCACAAGAAATTGACCCATCATATCATTGAATGCAGTCACGGAAGCCATTTTGTACTGTAAATAGAGATTTTATCTTTAAGTTAGTAAAATTAAAATGGTTCCGTTGATATAGTTTCTTTCTTACCTAAACCGTTTGTAACTATAAAAAATACTAAAATTGCGTTAAGTGCAGCTGGTTTAGCGTAAGCACTTACTGGAAGTTTACCTTCATTGTTAATCTTTGCTTTAAAATGTATATATCCTGCTGTTAATAAAGCAGCTACTATACCAGCCCATGCGGGATCTCTTAAATAGTCTTCAAACTCCATTATCTATTAGTAACCAACTTTTTTTGCACGCATTTCAGATGCATCTGGAAATAAAACACCGTCGTCACCCCCCTGTTGTTGTGTGGATGGAGCAGTGTTTATCGTTTTGAATTCGTTTGCAAATGGTGATGCGTCTATTGGAGGTTGTTGTTCCATTGATTCCATTGGTTCTGTTGGTTCCATTGATTCCATTGGTTCTGTTGGTTCCATTGGTTCCATACCTGCTGACTCTCCTATAGGCGTCTGACCATGTTCAAATGGTTCTTCTGATGTTTCTTCTACATCTCCTTCTAAGAGATCTGGGTCTTCTGAATCTCCTAATACTGCATCCCCAAGATCCAAATCTTCACCTTCTTGTGTTTGTGACATGTATGTTTGTAAAATTTGTTGTACTGGTATAAGTTCTTTTATAGAAGTTTCAATACATGCCGAAAATCTTTCGTATAATTTATCATTTCTCGTATATTCATTTTGATTTTCGTGATAAATGTAAGGGTCTTGATACAAATCTTTTGCTGCGTTATTGTAGCACATTTGTATAAATACTTCATTTGTTGGAAGTTTAAGAGAAATCTTCTTATTATCTTTATTTAATCGAACTGCGGATAAAATTTTAACACAACTTACAAATACAGCGGCCAATAAATCATTAAACCACGCGCATCTATTTGTTATGTTATCTGTATGCTGTTTAGACATGGCATCACTCCAATTTGGTACTTCTTTCAGAAGTTTTTGGTACATAACAAGAACTTTACGACCTTTAGAAAGTTTGTAAGCTTCTTCATACATCGATTCGAACGTTTCTATCATGACTGGACACATGAGTAGGCATAATTGTCCAACGTATTCGCGTTTTGCTTCGACTAAAATATTCAATGGATCACTCATATCTGTGATTACACGATTTTTTTTATAAATTCTTATCACGCATTTCTCCTGTATTTATTTGCAGCCTTTTTAAGATTTACAAAGGATGGAAATTCGCCCATATCTTCATCATCTTCACACTGGGTATTTTTGTGTAGTTTCTTAGGTCTCCATGAAATACATAGTTCAAAATCACCTACTTGCTGTACAGTAAATCCACCTATATCAAATTGACGTTTTATATACTGTAACGCTTTTACCCTATTAAAGTGTGGATAACCCATAACAAACGATGGAATTTGACAGAACATGTATTTATGACCCAGATCAACGGATTGTCTAATTTTCTTTGAAATTTGTTCGTATATTTTGATATACGTTTCCTTTTTCAGTTTATTTCTTTTTTCAGTTATACGTGATATCTCATCAATACTGATCATTACATTTTATAGAGAACTTTTAAATTCTAATTTTTCCGTACATTGTTCGAGGTTCTGGTATAACCTTTTCTATTAAACCTTTAGTTTTTATGATATCCAATTCAGATTGTCTTACTTTAGAATAATCTTCGAACTCTTTACCTTTTATAGTTTTTTGGTAAATACTTGGATCACTCGGTGGTCTAGAATCGATTGGTTGTGTACGCAAACTTAAAATAGTTGCTTCACCGTCTGTAATTCTTATATCAGCAGAAACAGAAAACCCTAGTGCAAATCCTTTGTGTTTAACGGACATGAACATACATTTATACAAATCCTGACCAGAATCACTTATATATTTTTTTATGGAAGTTGTTTCAATAATGTAAGTACATAAACCCGTGCGCTTTGATATTTCTTTATTTGTTGCTAATACCATCTTCTGCATGAGATCATTCGAAACTTCTATATCTTCTTCAGATTCTCTATACTGAGACAAGTCCACTTCATCGTCATTTATTATAATATAATGAAGTGGTTTTGTGTATCCAGCCATTCCAAATTTTTCTGTAAATTTTTCTGTCCTGTGTACGCTCATAAGCGCAAGCACAAGAAGTATTAATATCAATAGAACAATATTCATCATTTAATATTAAAAATTATTTTTTTTGTGTTTTTTTAATAAAAATATTTTACGTAAATATTCTAAGATGTCCCTCTTAATTTATAGTCCGCAATGTAACCATAGTTTAGATGTCATTGACTATATAAATAAACATCCACAACTTAAACAAATTGTTCAGTATCATAATATAAATAAATTAGGTATACCTCCCCAGTACAAAAACAAAATTACACGTGTACCAACAATGCTTACTAAGAATGGTAAGTTCTTAGTTGGTAATGAAATAAAAAATTGGCTTGAATCATTATTACCTGTACAAGAACTGGAAATGTGTGGTTTTGGTAGCTGTTCGATGACAACACTCGAAGGTGAAGGGACAAACGAATTATTTGGTTTAGATGATTATGGAATGACTTTACAACCAGCTATGACACCCGAACTCGAAGAAAAAATTAATCAGAGTGTTTCTGACGCATATAATAAGAACATAAAGAAATAATTAATTTATAAAATTAGATATGAAATTAGCTACTATTCAGGCTTCAGCTATAAAATCAACCTTTGAGGTACTCAAGGATATACTTAATGATGTAAATATATATTTTAAACCGAACGGTATGTATATAGTTACATTAGATACAGCTCGTACGTCTTTAGTAGATATGTTTTTATCTTCGGACAATTTTGAAGAATATGAATGTGAAACTGAAATAGTCGCAGGTATAAATGTGGCGAATACGTTTAAACTTTTAAAATCTATAACAAATAACGATGTACTTACTATAAGTATAGATTGTAAAGAATTTATGAACATGGAAATTCATAGCGAAGCTAAAAAAACATGCACCAAGTTTGCATTAAAGTTACTAGATATAAACGAAAACCATATCGAAGTTCCGGATGTAAATATGACAACTATCACCCCAATGGCTTCAGCAGATTTTCAAAGAATATGTCGTGACATGTATAATATAGGTAACACTATAGAGATAACCCGGGAAAATAACTATTTAAAATTGTACTGTAAGGGAGATTTTGCGAACCAAGAAACAAATATTGAATGTACGGAAGAAAGTCCCAAAATATCGGGTGAATATTCTCTTCGATACATGAATATATTCACTAAAGCCACAAGTATGTGTTCTACTGTTCAAATTATGCAAGAAGAACAAAACCGCTTTTTAATATTAAAATATAACGTTGCAAATTTAGGAGATTTGAAGTTCTACTTAGCAACTAAGGTATCCGAAGATCTGTAATATAACCATCAATTGTACTTATAACTTTCACCATACCAAGTGCATTCTTTAACTTTATTCGCGGATATTCATTTTCAAGTGTTTCTATATCATAATAGAGCATATCACTTATTTTAACTTTTTCGTTATGAAAATCGCCTCTCGGTCCCGCGTATCTTTTTACTTTATTTAAAAGATCACGCACGGGTTTATCATCCGAGTCAAGTAGTTGCGCTGAAGTGATCGGAATGTTAAACACAACTCCGTTTACTCTTTCTGGTGGCCATGCATGTTTCATATCATACGTCAAATATTTGTACATGACATCATTGTACCAATATTTAATACGAACTATAGTTTTAGTAACATTGTCTGGTACTATTGTATTTTTATAATCAATAAAATTTAATGTTTTAAAATACGTTTCTGTATCTTTATCCCATTCACCATATTCATTTTCCCAAAATTCATCGAGTTCAAGAGGTGGTTTCGATTTATCTAAGAAATATTCCATGGAAGTATCTATAATTTTATAATCCGGTTTAGATGTTATATATTTTAAAGTTTCATATACCCATAATATAATGTTGGTTAAAAGATTACCGATCATTCTATTTAATTATTATATGGAAGGTAATTTTTTAAGTAGGTATAATAATAAAATAAAAACATGGGAAAAACTAATAGAAGATGATCCTAGCAATAAATCTATGTATGAATACGAAATGTCGAATTATATAATTCAATGTATGCCGTATATGAAACAGTATACAGATGATATAGAATTAGAAGTAAGTGTTGATAATATTTTTAAATGTAAAGAAACGTCTGGGTTACAGAGAAAAGATATATTTAATGATTATCTAATAAACGTTGAAAAGGTAAATAATATAGACAGACCTATAGAAAGAAAAAAAGAAGAATGTCCCAATTGTTTAGAAAGTAATATATATCATTTTGCGGATACAAGTGATTTAGTGTGTGATAAATGTGGTATGATAATAGCAACTATTATTAGCGAAGAATTAACATATAGAGAAGAACAGGAAACATCCGAAAAAATAGTAAATTATTCATATAAGAGAGAAAATCATTTTAACGAATGGCTTTCACAGTTTCAGGCACAAGAAACGACACACATTCCACCGGAAGTTATAGAACAGTTGAGAAATGAACTAAAGAAGATAAAAATAAAAGCAGTAGAAGAAATCACACATGCACGTGTTAGGAGTTTACTCAAAAAACTCAAATTAAATAAATATTATGAACACGTTCCCTATATAACCAACATATTAAGTGGTATATCACCACCAAAAATGCCACAGGAAGTCGAAGAAAAACTACGTATAATGTTTAAAGATATACAAAAGCCATTCGACGACAACTGTCCAAGTGAACGTAAAAATTTTTTGAGTTACTCATACGTTTTGTATAAATTCTGTGAACTTTTGAGTGAAGATTCATATCTTAAATATTTCCCGTTACTTAAGTCAAAGGAAAAATTATATCAACAGGATGTTATATGGAAAAAAATATGCAACGACCTAAAATGGGAATATATTCCCACAATTTAAAATATAATATTATAATAAATGTCATCGTGTAACAAGCCAAAAAATAGCCCAAATTCTCCTAAGCAGAAAACCAAAAAGAAAACATCGCGTAAAAACCCATTACGTCAAGGTGTATCTTTCAATAGCATGAGTAACATGCTCAAAGCTTTTGCTATCAAAAAGAGAAATATGCCAGAAATTTTTCAAAATATCAACGATAAACTTAAACGATAATTAAAGAATTGTGATTAATTTAATAAATGGACGAGTATTATAAATTTTGTCTGAATGAAATTAGGTTTCATACAGAAAAAATCAATGAAATCATAGAGGAAGGTCTCGCGGACCCCAAAAAATATTATTTACAATCGACGAGTCAATGGAAAACTATATGTCAGATGATACCTTACATGTATTATCTATCGAAACATAACGAATCTCTGGATCCTGACCTCCAGAAGGAGGAAAGTTTATCAAATATGCCTCCGAAAGACCAGTAAGTTTAAGGTAATTTTGCGCCTGTGTGACCATGACTTCATTCATGGTCTTAACAGATTTAAGTTCAAGTACAGTTTTTTTATTTAAAATTATATCGGCACGAAGGTTTCCTATAGTATGCCCTTCAAATATTATAGGAACTATTCTTTCCGTTTCGTATGGTATCCCATGTTTGCGTAAAACGACTTCCATTGCGTTATGATATACACGCTCACTATAACCGGGGCCAAGTATCTTGTATACAAAGTCGGCATATTCGCGTATCATTTATATATCTTCGCGTATTGTTTCTAAACCACTTTTTTTACTTGTTTTTTCATTTTCCTTTTCATAATCTCTTATAAGATCTGTATATTGGTTATTATATTCTATAAGAGTTTTAGACATTTTCATCATGATTTTATTCATTTTATCAAAATGCCCAATTTCAATGGATATAGATATATGTTCAGCATACTTTTGAGAAATATCTTCTATAGCATCCATGATATCGTTAGAAAAGTGTATACCTTCCTGTATATATTTTTTTACACTTTCCTTCATTTTATAATATAATATTATTATTTTTAAAATCTTTATCAATATAATCTACTAGTAACAGAAAAATTTTTTCTTGAAATTAAAGTCCCTCATGGAGAATGTTGCTCTATAAAAAAACTTTTTTGTTCGAGGTAGTCGATTATCATGATAAAGATTTTTACTTTAAATAAAAAGTTTTACTATATAAAATGTGGATGCTTTTGTGTAGACCAATTATCATATCAACAAATGTTCCCGAACAGACCATGATTAGTACAGATAAGTGTCGAATAGTAACCGTGTCTCCTACAAATGATCCAAGTAGATACGTCATTGACATTCCGGATGAAACACCGGAAATTCTTATAAAACCAGATAAGGATTAAAAGGTAAACGTATATAAATGCCACCAACACCCTTCGTCAATAGTAGTATCCGTTCGACTATACCAAATACATGCGAAGGTCTTCAGCATATTCTCATTAAGGTTACTTACGAAAATGAGCGTGGTCGTGGTCCGGTGCAAAGTATAGAGGCATATGCGTCACCTATACTTTCATTCAATTATAACGCGACGTACCTTAACCGTAATGATATGTTACCAACTCCCGAAGATGGTACTATTAGACCAATATCGATGTTTAATTATAACACTGGTCTATGGAATGATAGTCAAAATGTACATATAGATAAAGACCATATATTCAGACACGATAGTGTATGGTCACCGACTGTATATTATAGTTCTTTAAGAGACTTCTTAATGCATATTCGTGAGATATACAATTACGATGGGGCAATAACAGGAACAGATTGGTTATGTCGTCCACCCTTGACACCGGAACCTACATATGATAGGGATATAACGTTACGACGTGTTTCAAGAACAGTCATGGAACTTATCGATAAAAATTCGACGAACATACCAGAAGGTGATTATCTGAAAATGTGTGATGAACTTAAAAAGATACGTGATTTATAATATAGTGTAATGTCCGCTCTTAATACGCTTAAGAAATATCTAAAAGATAGAGGACAGGAAATAAACAATGAATGGTATGTAAAAGTTGAAACTAGAAAATCAGGTAAATCTGTGGGTATGACTGATAATTATTACTTTTCACCGGAAGGTAAACGATTCCGATCTATGATCGAAGTATATAGATTTTTAACTACGGGTGACAAGTTTGAACGTGATGAAAAGACAAAATGTTTGAAAATTGATAAAGAAAATACCGATGAAATAATGGATGATTTATGTGAACTTGTAAATGATATGTACATAAATGATAATATTAAAAACTTGCACGATACGAAATCGGGCATGTTTAAAAAAGTAAAAAAAGATTGTTCTAATTTTATTGATGGTAAATTACAAAAAACTAGAATACAAATTTTAAGTAAAAAGTATAGAATTACTTTTCCAAAAGATACACCCGAAGAGAATATAGCACACTACTCAAAAGCCAATGCCGCTAATTTGGTAAAAACATTTTTCAGAACTGCACCTACGTGTTTAGGATGTGGCGCAAAAAAATGTATTTTAACACACGCACATACGATCAAATCTAGACCAGAAATTTTAAAAATGGCTATATCAAATTCACGTACAGATGACGGGTACCATTCCGATTCAATTCTCAGTAATTTTATAGAATTGCATAAACAGTATCCCGTTGCAACACTTTGTTGGACGTGTCATCATATTCTTGGTTAAGAATCTAATCAACACAAAATTTACTTTTCAGCCACCAAACGACCCATTTTCCATCACTTCCTAAGGCGATGCGTCTCGGATTTTTATTGGATAAACCCCAATGTCGAACAATGAGATCATTCGAGGTATGGTTTTTGAGTTCGTTAATATTTTTACCAGCATTTTTACGGGGTACCCACCCACCGAGGTGCGATCTCGTAAAAATCTCGAGTTCATTATATCTTTCTTCGTTTTCAAAAACCCTGTACCCATACACCGATTCGTCATTTTCAGAACAGTATTCGGAATCGGTGTCTTCGCGCGCATACGTACCGTTTTTTGTGTTACAGTTCCAAGGTATATCTGTTCGCGTAAACTCAGAATCGTAATGCTGTAAATATAATTCAAGACTCGGTACATTTGCAAAAACGACCGTTTCACCCGTGTCGTCGTAACCACACATACGACCAGGTAAACCCTGTACCTGAGCAGAATCGTTGAAAATTTTCACATTTCGTTCGTACAAAACACCGATATACTTTTTGTTAATCGTATCTGCGCACCTACACAGTTCCATTATAAAAATGCACGTGTGTTTTTTTGGCTCGATATTGAGGATGTCGTTTATATTTTCTTCATCTGTAATTCCGTTATGCTCCTTATAATCCACGTTATCACCATAAATTTCTTTGAAATTATTCATCATCACTCGACTGGCTTCCCCAGTAGGGGTACGTATAATATGATATTTTGGTTTATCGATACCATACCTGTTAATAATGAATTTTCCAAGTTTACGAATGTTTTCCTTGGCTAAATCTTGCTCATCCTTTTTGGGGTTGTTATTGAACCCACATAGCTCCTCACATTGAAAAATACGGTTTTCGTCGAAAAAATCGCGTATTCCCCTGTAACCTGGCCCCGGTTTGCCAAATACTACTTTTGACGATTCACCCCATTGTAATCGATCTTTCAACACACCGTCGGGTGTTGCAGAAAATTCAATGACTTTTATATTTTTTTCGTACATAGTTTCGCGTTTCGCGAACGATAATTCCTCGAACATAATATCCATGGTTTGTTTTTTACGAGCTGCAATGTGCATCTCGTCCATGATTATCAACGCATCTTTCTTAAAGGTCAATTCGAAAGAGACTCGATCTTTCAAATCGTTACGATGGTAAATTTGGTTTTCTAACATTTTAGGAAACCTATCCTTAACCTGCTTCTTCCATGACTTTGAACTCAAACCCGTTATGAGGTATATGTTTTCAAAAGGTATGCAATGTCTTTCTACGTATTGTTCGATAATAGAAATCATTGTTCCTGTTTTACCCGCTTGTGTGGGTAATATAGAAGTCACGAATAAAACCTTTTTATCGTCAAATATATCAATTATATTCTTTGCAAACTGTTTCTGACTATCGTAAATCACAGAAACACCTTTTAGTTGATTTATAATGATTTCTTTTTTAAGGATTTCACGTTGATACCCAAAAATAGCCTCTTCATCACCTAAAAGTGGGAAGTACTGGCGTTCCGTGAGTGTAAGCATATTTTACGTTTATAAATATTTAGATCAAAGTCTTTATTATAGTTTAGATCTATTTAGATCTCTACTTAGGCTTTATATATCACTTTTATTTTTTAATTATAATTAAAGAATAAACAAATAAACTATATACAAAATGACTACTTATAACCAAGCCCCGTGTAATTTCAAGTTTAAGATTGCCGCGATCGAAAAAGTTGTCGATGGTGATACCATGGACGTACTCATAGATTTGGGTTTTGACGTCATGACGCGCCAACGTGTACGACTTCTCGGTATCGATACCCCAGAATCGCGAACGTCGGATCAAGTAGAGAAGGTATACGGGAAACTTGCAAAGAAAAACCTCGCGGAATGGTGCATGAAAGCGGTTGCATCTGAAAAGGATGATATCGAGATCGAATTAAGATGCCCGGAAATGGATAGTCGCGGTAAATTCGGACGCGTTCTCGGTGAAATCTGGGTTTCGGAAGACGGGAACTGGACCAATGTGAATCAGTGGATGTGTGAAAACGGACACGCCGTCCCATACCATGGTCAAAATAAGGACGATGTTCAAGCGCAACACATGGCAAATAGGAAAATGTTAGCCGAAAAAGGTATCGTTACCGAACACGCTTAAATTTACTAAATAAACTTTTTTTACCTTGAGTTTTTCGAAGATTTATACCGTTACCACACCCTCTACCTAAAAAACGGAGTTGTTGTTTTCGAAATTCTTTATTAACATTTTCTCTAATTTCATTCATTGTTTTTTTACCTAATTGATTGACGAACTGCATTTTATTTAGACCATCACATATTTTGTTTTTCGTATCTATATAATTCATTAAATTTTTTCTGTTTTTAGCCGTGTTATTATTTACCATTTATTTAACATGATATTTTATTTAATAAGGATACTTCCTAATCCATAAATTACATATCCATTTTTCACCCGATTTAACAGGTTCACCACCATGTAAAGCTTTTTTAGTCATACACTCATAATTATTTAACGTGTTAAAAAATAAAGCGTCACCCTTTTCCAATTTATATTTTTTGTTTATGTTTGGAAAAATCGTTTCACCACCCTCATAATCATCATTCAAGGCGATTATAAAGGTATACATTCTCCTATTTTTATCTTCAAAGAACGTATCTTGATGTGGTTTGTAAAATCCACCTGGTTTATATTTAAGAACCTGTAAATCTTCACAGTTACTTAAAGGGCGATCTGTCATCGAAATACATTTACGTACGAGTTTATCAACGACTGGGTCTTCTGAAGGTTTTATCCACGCCGTTTTACTTTTACGTATACTTTCGTCTATATCCATAGACTTAGATACAGTAGATGTTCGTAATTTTTTAGAAGCAACTTTCTTGATATGTTCACATTCGTCATCTGAAATTATATTTTTTATAACTTTTGGTCTGTTATATACAGGTATGAAGTATAGAACAACGAGTATTATAGCGATAAACAATAACACTTTATTCATCTATTAAATACTGAGAATTTCTTTCGACTGATACAAGAAGACCATAATATGCCGGTAACATGAGTAACTTTGAGATAGACACTATATATTTTTCATTAGAATTTCTAATGTACACGAGCATACTAACAAGGGAAAAATACATCGACATAAAATAAAAGAATTTACTCACGTAAATCATATAATATGTACTTTTTATAACACTTATTACGATATTAAAATGTATTAATTCGTTTTCGCTATATTGATTTTGTGATATAAATAATATAGACCACGATGTAAATAAAATGTCAAATAAGTCTATATACTTCTCCCATTCATATCTTATTAAAAGTAGACCTAAATGAATCAATATCAAATAATATTTGAATATTTCACTTGAATCTTCTTTCATATATACGGTTATTCCGTGGATAATTTTAGCTGGTATCGGTAAAAGTAAACCGGCACCCGCATAACTTTTACCAAATTTATATACTAAACCGTAAGTTAACACATCCATTTATACTTCTATATCTGTACTCTTTAATGCCTTTAAAAAAATATAATGTGGTACGGAAGAATTATATCTATTTTGTATACGTGATATTACCTGATTTGAATATATCGCCAATTCGTGTACTGTATATAAAATATCCCACGTACTATTCTTATCGATTACCCACTGTCTAAGTAAATCACCACATGTATCTGAAAACATTTCATAAATGTTTCTTATCTCTTCAATTTTAGATTTATATTTATCACGTTTTTGAAGTTCCCTTTTAAAATCTTCATCGGATATTACATTTGTTAAATAGTCTACACGTAGGTGTAAATTATCGTCGTCGTAAATATCACCATATCTATATATTAGTTCACGGTCTATGAATGACAGTTTATAACTTAAATCGAGTATATATTCGTTCGCGTCATTTTCTACAAGTTCATCATACGTTGGTCGACCACCACATGGTATATCACCATGTTCTCTTGACCTCTTTTTAAATTCAAAATAATGTGGATTATGTACTCGACCAGTTTCTATACGTCCGGAACGCCAATCGAATGCTGTATGACAATCTGTACACCACATTTGCGCACAACCATCTATTTTGTATATCATGGTACCGCATTTTGGACACGGTTTTGTATCCTTATTAATGAGTTTCATTGTTTTTACAAGTTTTTCGTCACAAACGTGTCTAATACCAATTTCTTCGCTGCATTTATTACAAAAAGATTTTGTGCATAGACCACAAATCCATTCTTTATCTAAAAATCCTCTACAAATTTCGGATGGACATTTACGCGTAAATCTTTCAATACCTGTTTCTGTGAGATTTACTTCAAGTGTATTTACTTCCTGTACGATATTCTGTATATCACTTCGTAGTTTCGTCATAGATATATTATAAGTTTCCGTTGGGTGAGACATTACTTCGGCTTCGTCTCGCATGGACCGTAACATATAAAACGAATCTAAAAGTAAATAGTATTCTTGTCTAAGTTTTTCCATTTTTATTTTGTATTCGGCATGTGGCTGCGTTTCAGGCATACGCGCCATTTCACGTTCGTATAAAACTTGTTCGCGATGTTTTTTATATTCTACATTACGGAAACGCTTTGTACAAAACGAATCAACAAATTCTCTAGAAAATTCATTTTTACATTTCATACAATGTGGATCTTCTATGATTGACAATAGATACGTTTGATTACACGTCTTACAGGATTCATAGTTACAAAAGGGACACGTCACTTTTTTGTGATTTGTTTTATTATACGTATCACAACAAACTGTACATTTATCCATACCTAATATAAATACACTTTTTTTCTTTAATTATTTTATATCTTCAGTGGTCCATAGTAATTTAATAGAATTGCAGTTATAACAGTTAGTACATTGAGAGGGACATCATAAGTGGGTATAACCGACTTTTCCGACCATCGTACTGTAAAAAATACCGAAATAAAAATACCAATTGTCCTTAAAATCGCTTCAAAGTGTGGGTTCATTTATTATTTACGCATATATTTTTCCTTGACCCAATCCCTATCTTTTTTGAAAATTTTAGAAAGTTTTGGGTCTTTACGTTTGAAAAGAATCATGAGTACATTGAGTCTTCTGAAAAGACCGAGCGGTGGTTCACCCGCACGTACGACTTTGGCGAGTGCTCTGTGTCTCGCGAGTTCGGATTTTTCTCTCACATCAACATACCCTTGTTTTGAAAGGTACCCTGTATCACTTATTGGAATTTTAACAATCGTTTTCATTTATTTAAACTTGGGATTTTTTTCGAGTTTACCTTCGTTGAATACAACCGGATTATAAGGCGTTCCATCGACGTAGTATACTTTAGTATACCACGACTTTGAATTTGCATCCCAAACTTCACATCTTTTTAATCCGCACTTATACTTTACTCTGTTATCCATATCTTCTCTACTTCCAGTAACTTTTCCCGTCTTTTTACCTTTAACAACATTTTTTGCATCTTTCATACCATTAATAAAAGAGATATATCGAATAAGTCCCGTGTACATCTTTTATTAATGATTTGTGTTTATTTTTATATTACTTATTTTTTAATACCACGGCTGATACAAAGTATGCACAACATAAAGAAAGTATGCACGATGAACACGAAGATATAGGTAAAAGTGTAGTAAATAAAGCAGCATTATTACCTGATTTAGTTGAAGCCACACCCTTTGCCACTTTTTCCGGTGGTGTATAATCAGCTGGTGGTGGATCTATTTTAAAGTGTTTATACGCAAGATTACAATCTTTTACATTCGCTTGTTTACCATTCAAAGATCTCGAACAATCATTTTGACCTGTACACGGGTAACAAATTGCTTTAATTTTTTCTTTATCAGCTTCACTTAACTGTTTTGGATTAAGTAACATTACTTTTTTAGTACCTAACATGTTATATTATTAACTATATTTTATTTCTGTTGGTACTTTGTTTGTTTATTTAATTGTGCAAGTCGTGTTTTTACCGTCATTTCGGATATACCTTCATTAATGTTCTTTTTGAGTCTACTTACGTTTTTAGCCGCACGTCCTTTCATAGTATTGTTAACGAGTTTCTTAAGGTTTGCCTTGGTGTTTTTCTTTTGTTGTTCTTTTTCTTTTGATTTGATGTTTCTTTCTATATTCCCTTTAATTCTATTAAACGCTTTATTTGCTTCCATACCCTGACTCCCCGAAAATATACCCTTTTTCCACTGTGTAAGATTTGCCCTATTTATATATTCTTTACGGTCCGCTTTAGTCATATTTGGATAGGTTTTAGATATGTATTCAGCGAGTTGTTTCTTAACTTCCTGACGTTTCTTTCGATTCGCCGCCTCGTTATAGTTACCATTTAGTTTTTCGGATTCTATGGTTTTTTCTATACTTGGTGCAATGTTCTTTATTTGAATACTGTAATTTTTGAGTTGATTCAATAATTTATTTTTAACTTTTTGGTCCATTTGTGTCGATTTAACTTTTTTAGTAAGAGATGCACGCATTTGTTGATTTTGCGCCGCTTTCTTTTTATTTTCAGCTTCTTTTTTCTTCTTTTCCTCCTCTTCTTTTTTCTTTTTTGCGAGTGCTTCCGCCTTTTTCTTTTCGATCATTTCTTCCTTCGCCTTACGATTAGCTTCTTCCTTTTCTCTCGCTTTTCTTTCCTCCTCTTCTTTTGCTTTTCTTTGTTTTGCGAGTTCTTGTGCTTTTGAAATGGCGTTTTTCTTTACAGTATTAAATGTTTCTCCCTTTTCGAACCTTTTAAGAAATATAGCCTTGTTTGCATTTGTTAGGTTTTTAGAGTTGTTCAAAATTTTACTCAATAACTGCTGCTTCTTTTCACGTTCTTTCGCCTTTCTATTAGCCTCTTCCTTCGCTTTACGATTCGCTTCTTCCTTTTCTCTCGCTTTTCTTTCCTCCTCTTCTTTTGCTTTTCTTTGTTTTGCGAGTTCTTGTGCTTTTGAAATGGCGTTTGATTTTATAGTGTTAAAGTCACCACCATTTACAAACCTTTTAAGAAAAGATACTTTATTTACATTTGTTAAGTTTTTAGAGTTATTCAAGATCTTACTCAACAATTTCTGCTGCTTTTCGCGTTCCCGCGCTTTTCTATTCGCTTCTTCCTTAGCCTTTCTATTCGCCTCTTCTTTCGCCTTACGATTCGCTTCTTCCTTTTCTCTTGCTAATCGATTTGCTTCTTCTTTTGCTTTTCTTTGTTTTGCGAGTTCTTGTGCTTTTAAAATAGCATTTGATTTTATAGTGTTAAAATTACCACCGTTTTCAAATCTTTTAAGAAAAACTACTTTATCTGTATTTGTCATATTTTTGGAGTTATTCAGAATCTTACTCAATAACTTTTGCTGTTTTTCACGTAATTCACGCTGTTTTTTCTCTTCTTCTTTTTTCTTCTTTTCTTCATTCGCTAAACGCTGTTCTTCTCTTTCTTTAGCTATACGATTCGCTTCTTCTTTTTCTCTTGCTAATCGATTTTCTTCTTCTTTATTTTTTCGAGCTTTGGCAAGTTCTTTTGCTTTTGAAATAGCATTTGATTTTATTGTATTGACATTTTCACCATTTTCAAATCTATTTAAGAATGCCTGTCTGTTTTCATTCGTGAAATTTTTGGAATTTCTTAATATTTTAGTTAATCGAGCTCTCTTTACTTCTCGTTCTTTCTCTCTCTTTATTCTATTTGCTTCCTCTTTCGCCTTTCTTTCCTCTTCTTCCTTAGCCTTTCTCTGTTCTTCTTCGTATTCTTCTCTTGCTATTCGGTTTGCTTCTTCTTTGTTTTTTCGCGCTTTGGCAAGTTCTTGTGCTTTTGAAATAGCGTTTGATTTTATAGTATTGAAGTTACCACCGTTATTAAACTGTCTCATATACGTATTCTTATTCGCATTTGTAAAATTCTTAGAATTATTTAATATTTTGGACAATTTTTTCTTTTGTTGTGCTCTTTCTTTTGCTATACGATTTTCTTCTTCTTTTTTCAGTCTATTTTCTTCTTCTTTTTCTCTTGCTATTCGATTTGCTTCTTCTTTGTTCTTTCTCACTTTGGCAAGTTCTTGTGCTTTTGAAATAGCACTTGATTTTATGGTATTAAAATTTCCACCATTATTAAATTGTTTTATAAACACATTCTTATCCGAGTTTTTAAAGTTTTTAGAATTATTCAAAATCTTGAGTAACATTTGTTTTTGTTTTTCTCTTATGATTCTTCTCTCTTCTTCTTTTTTTCGAAGTCTATTTTGTTTTAAAGCCTGTGCTCTTTTAATAACATTCGCTTTTATAACATTAAAGTTCTCACCATTATTAAATCTTTGTCGAAACGTAAGTATATCCGCATTATTTAAATCTTTAGAATTTCCCATAATTTTATTTAAAAGACGTTTCTGTTCATTCCTGATTCGTTTCTTTTCTTCTTCTTCGCGTAATTCTTGTTCCTTTTTCATATATTCTCTTTTTAGATTTCCAGCCTTCTTAATGACATTCGTTTTTATAACGTTGAAATTTTCTCCTTTATTAAAACGTTCACGAAACGCATTTTTATCTGAATTATTGAGATATTTAGAGTTACTCATAATTTTATTTAAAAGACGTTTCTTTTCATTCCTGATTCGTTTCTTTTCCTCTTCTTCACGTAATTCTTGTTCCTTTTTCATATATTCCCTCTTAAGATTTTGTGCCTTTTTAATGACATTCGTTTTTATAATATTAAAATTATCACCTTTATTGAACCTTTGACGAAATGCATTTTTTTCAGAATTGTTAAAAAGTTTAGAATTATTCATTATTTTATTTAACAACTTTCTTTGATCACTCTTTATTCTTTTTCTTTCTTCATTTTCTATCATTTCTTGTTCTTTTTTCCTGTACTCCTTTTTAAGATTACTTGCTCTTTTGATAACATTTTCTTTTAGTATATTGAATTTTTCGCCATTATTAAATCTTTGTCGAAATGTATTCTTTTCGGTGTTATTAAGAAATTTAGAATTACGCATGATTTTGTTTAGTAATTTCTTTTCCTGTTCTCTTTTTTCGAGCGCCAGCTCCTTTTCGGCTATATTTTTTTGTTCTTGAATTCTATTCTTTCTCTTCTTAGCAAGATTGCGCGCCATCTGTATAGCGTCTTCTTTAAGAGTATTGAAATTATCACCAGCTTCTAATCTTCTCATAAACGCTTTCCTATCATCGTTTGTAAAGTTTTTAGAATTTTTCAGTATTTTTATAAGTAACTTCTTTTGGTTTGCCTCTCTAAATGACAATTCACCTTGTTTACGCTCTTCATTTATTTTTTTAAATTCGTCTTCTACATTTTTACGCACCTTATTAAAATCTTTACTTTTTTCAAAATTTCTTAAAAATTTAGCTTTCATTGAGTTGTTCAAATTTTTAGAACTATTCAATAACGTCGAAAGTTGTTTTAGTTCTACTTCGTATTTTTTGCGTTGGAACGATTTTTTATTAACTACGTCAAGTACCTCTCTTTTCAAAGTTGTTATATTTTCACCCATTTCAAGGCGGTTTATATATGAATTTTTATTATCTACATTTTTATTTTTCAAAAAATTAAGAAAATTTGTTTTTAATTCTTCCACTTTGACTTTTTTTGCATTTCTATCTTTTTGCATGGCGAGTGATTTTGCACTATTCAAGTTACTGTTCGAATTAAATTTACTTATGATTTCGTTTTTATTTGTATTTGATAAATTCACAAGTTCCGCTAAAATTTTTTGCAACTCATTTCTGTTATACTCTATTTTCATTTTTCTACGTTGTTCGGCTTCTTCATTAGATATTTTAGTAGATATAATACCATTAATGTATTTTTGAACACTATTAAAGTTTACACCTTTTCTGATTTTATTATACGCATTCGTTTTTTGTGTATTATTTATATATTTACTTACATTTTCTCGATTCAAATACGAGCGTAAGAGAATTTCATTTTCTTTTAGTTGTGAATTTCTCACTACTACATTTTGAGGTGGTCCAACTGGTCTAGAGGGTGGTCCTTGAACCGGTCCTTGAACAGTTTGGGGTTTTGGATGATTTTTTTTTGATGAAGGTACATAAATTTTATTCAAAAAAGATGGTTTTTTTGTTTTTGAAAATGTTCTCTTTACCGGTTTTACGCCGTTACTAATATTGTTACGACTACCTTGTAAGAAAGACGGCTTTTTATTACCTTTATTAAAATTGACTCTACCCAAACCGTTATTCACGTTTCCTCTTAATCCATTGTTGTTCGTTTTACTACCTAGTCCGTTATTCACATTTCCTCTTAATCCGTTATTCACGTTTCCTCTTAATCCGTTATTCACGTTTCCTCTTAATCCGTTGTTCGCGTTACCACTGAGTCCATTGTTCGCGTTACCACTGAGTCCATTGTTCGCGTTACCACTGAGTCCATTGTTCGCGTTACCACTGAGTCCATTGTTCGCGTTACCACTGAGTCCACTGTTCGCGTTACCACCTGTATTATTGACATTAAAATTGTTAACTACACCAGCGTTATTTTTATTTTTCAAAATAACAGCTTTTTGTGCAGCTCTTAATTTAATTGGTTCGTGTACTTTCATAGAATGAAGACGTCTACCAATAATATCCGTCAATTGAAGCTTTGTAAGTTTCTTATTCGCGTGTCCTAAAACGCCCACCTTTTTAGCTATTTTACGCAAGTCAGCAACTTTTGATGTAGAATTGAAAAGTATAGAAAAATCTTTGCGTGTTAATGGTGACTTTCTATCGGTTAAATACGAACCATCTTTACTTAAAATTAAAGGTGGTAAAGGTAAATTACCATCCTGAATAGATGTATATATATCGCATATTTGTTCTTTGGATAGTTTAAGTTCCGCCCCTGTATTTTGTTTTATGAATGTTCTGAGATTGCTAATATCTAGTCCTGGATCACACGCATCCATATTGATATAACTCAACAAAAAAGTTATAGCGATATGCCCTTTACGTATAGTTGAAATTTGTCTTCATACGACATGTTAAAATTAAACACATCAACTTGACCTATATCTATATCTATAATTGTACTATGTTTTATAAGATTATCTTTTCTATTTTTAAGTGTTGAAGAAATAAGAGCTTCTGCAAACTGTTTGGGGTTTTTTATTTCTTCTACGAATTGAGACTGCATTTTCATACGTATACATAATATTCGGTCTGGTTTTCTGTCTAAAAATGGAGCCGATGGTAAAGTTTCCGATGTACCACCATCCACATACACTAAACCATTATAGGTATACGATGAAAATATAAAGGGTATAGCTATGCTCATACATAGCGCATCAATAACTTTCATATCTGGATGAGTATATTTTGAAAAATATTCCGTTTTAGAAGAGTTTACACAAAATGCAGAAATATATAGTACTTTATCTATTTCCGAAAAAGTTGGGTCCGACCCTAACAATTTAACAAACTCTTTTCTTATAGGTTTTAAATCAACTAAACCATATGAATTTATAAAACACTTTAAATTTAATTTAACTAATTTACTAGAATCGAGTTCGAGTAGTTTGTCTAAGGTTTCGTCTATAGTAAAACCAAGTGCTAGAAATGTACATAATATTGCACCCGCAGAAGCACCTGAATATTCCTTTATATCTTGAAGTTTAAATTCAATAGTTTTAAGATACCCTAACATAGAAAATATACCCATGGCACCCGGGCCTACTATAAGATATTCCATCTCATTACTTAATAGTATTGAGGAAATTGCTTTCTCAAAAGAGCGAACACGACTGCAAAGACTACCGCGTGTATCAATGCTGCTGGAACACTGGTTTGACCAGATGCGAAGACACCTTTGGATCCTGGTGGAAGAGTCAATAGCATGCCTGGACTGAGTGCGAGGAAGAGAGACGTTGTGACGAGAAGGTCGGTTTTGGTAAGAACTATACCCATAGCCTTTGCTACAAGTGCATATACGAGAAAGAAGACGAGAGCGTGAAACATAACAGCCGTTCTCCCGGTAAATCCGTCTTGGAAAGTGATTTTTGATCCATCTGTTCTGAGAACAATACCTGGACTGAGAGCTAAAAAAAGAGACGCGGGTATGGCAACTTTAGAGGATGAAATATCTGGTATCATGTTTGTATATATATATTCATTACATATTAATCTAAGAACCATATCTAGAGTTATAAAAACAGAATTCGACAAAATCATTGTAATCTGCAAAATTTAAAATAAGATGCGACGTGGCCGAATCGTATAGATACTGTTGTAGTATCCCCCACATATATCGGAGATCGTCCTGGTAATGTAATTCCCAGTCGTTTATATGTAAAGGTTCATCAATATAGATTTCCTCATCGCAATCACTGTGTTCAGCGTCGTTTCCATTTGTAGCTTCGTATACGTATTGACTCCAAACCATTATTCTTATTTCTTTTCTTTCAAACCAGTGAGGGTGAGTGAAGTGGATTCTTTTACTGGTAAGTTATCGAGTATAACCTTTAAGGCACTTTCAGCCTGGTTTTCGTTTCCGTTAAAAAAAGTAGTAAGACCTTCTTTGACTGAGGTTTTATTTAAACCTGATTTTCTAGCACTTTTCCTGACAGAAATTTTACCCTTCTTAAGGTTAATAACATCGAGACCATTATCGGTCATAAGTTTTTTAACTTGCAACTTGAGTGATTTTTCCGCCTGGACTAAGACTTTGATATCTTCACGGGCTTCTGTAATTTGCTTGTTTAATTCAACCAACTTAGAGACGCTGTTCGAGAGTTCATCTGTAGGTGTAACCTGAGACATTATATATAAACTATACCTGTATTCTTTAAATAATTATTTAGCACAATGGTCTACGCATGGTATCGGAAGCGATTGTAGAGTTATTCCATACGAATGGTTCTTTTGGGTTTGGTGGATCGGATCGGATTTGTTGGTTCGCATTTCTAAGAGCACCACTGATAGTCTCTGGGAAACCAATTTGCTGTCTTGGTTCGAGGAAGTTTTGACCTTTGAGTATATCGTCTGGGGCAAATTCACCGAAATCTTCTTGCGAAGCAACTTCTCTTGGGAGAAGGGAAGAAGCAAGACCTGTACCCGCCTTCATTTCACAACCAACACCTGGTTCGGATGGACCAACGGCATCCATTCCGTATGGCGAATACATCTGTTCTTCTATCGAGTAAGTGGATTTTTTGTTGTTCATGAACATGAGGTATATAACGACCGCAATCGCGACAGCAATCAAGACCTGTCTTGGAGAGACTTTGTTCAACTTCATCTTTATATACTATCAACAATTTTTTTTATTCTGCATCTTCAATCATGTACTGGTCTGGATATGTTTCTTCAGGTTCAGGTTCAGGTTCAGGTTCAGGTATTTTTTCTTCTTCATGAATTTTTACCTGAACAATATTCCACGATGGACCAAATGCTTTTTTCGCAAACCAAAGACCTTGAAATTCAATGAGCATCGTACACGTTACACCCGGAACTATAGATTCGAACGTATCGGGTTCTTTTGCGTGATTGAATACACGTGTTGCTGAAATCCTGTCTACCGAAAGATTATCGCCCCTGGTATAAGCACCTGAAATAGTCTTTTCTGAAAGTTCTTTACCGAACCACGTCTTGCTATTTTCAATGGCGGATTCAATATTCGTGTTATGTACTGATTCAATCTTAGATTGGTTGTTTTCTCCTGTAATTTCAAGGGAAATTTCACCCGATTCGTGGTCTACATCAACAACCTTTACCATATTCAATTGAATGAAATGTCGTTTTTTCTCATCATTAAAAGCTTTCGTGTGATACAACCCATCTTCACCTTTGTATAAAGTATCGTAAATCATTTGTATATTGCATTGGTTTCAATTCTTTAACCCAATAAATGGGATCATAGCGGATTTTTGAAGAATTGGTTTTGGTACCCATTTATCACGCACTGGTTTAAACCCGTATAAGGTTTCTTCCATTTTTATATTTTTTGGTAATTCTATTGGTTGCGTGGGTCTAAACGCGTATTCGTTTTTAATATATGAAAATGATCTATTTGGCTTCCATGTAAGCGTATTTGTGTTAAAGCGCTCGGATCCATATGAAGGCATGAAACCTGGTATGTTTATATTAGACACTGATGAATTTAAACCATGAACAATTTGTTTAGATAATTTATCCTTTGAAGGTGTTGTAGTAAACGATGTATATTTTTGAGGATCGACCCTTTTTGCCCTATACATATTTACATTTTTTGTATGTGTAACCTTTTTATATGGTGTTTTTGGCATTTTATGTATAATATTTAAAATTTTATCCATTTGTTCTGACGATTTTATTTGTTTTTTTGTTATTATTCTTGCAAGTTTAACCATTCGTTGCCTATCTTTTTCTTTCTTTTCCGGTCTTAATCTAAGTTTATGCATAAGATATATATCATCAACTAAAAACGATTTACCAGCGACATATATTTTATTGTCTATAACTTGTTTATTTGATACAACATTCCTATACGTTACACCTTTTTTACGCGTTTTTACAACCTCGTATCCAAATTCATCCGGTCGCATAAATGCGATATCTAATATACCACCAAGGTTAAAAGACTCTATCTTATTTTTGCGTATGTAATAATAACGAACTTTCAAATCAAGTGCAAATAATTCAACATCTATAAATACATTCCTATTTACAGGTTTATTCGTATTACCACCTTTTCGTTTTTTAATCATTGAATATCGTCTTGTTACGTATGGACCTTTTGTAGAAAACCCGAGCCCTATAAATTTACACAGTTTATCCTTCCTTGATAATATACGATCACGAACACGTATGTTTAACTTTTTCGCAATTTCACCAAGTTTGTTCCATAATAAAAGTTTCACTGCCTGAAGTTTACCGAAATATTTTGCATCTGGTTTCATACGTGGTACAAACTTCGTGTCTATATCACTCGTAATAATTTTGTCATCACGATCCATGTAGATATTAAATGCTTCACCACCCGTTATTATCGTATCACCCATAGGTTTTAGAAATGTAGTAATTTCACTTATCGTTTCGTATATTATATCACGCAAAGAATCAGTTACTATAACGTATACCATTTTTTCAAAAGACTCTTTCGCGTGGTGTTTATGTACACGGTTCCTAAATTTTTGTAATTCATCTTTTTCATAATATTTTTTTAAAACTGGATCATTGAAAAATAAATTTTTGTCCATGAACCTGGAGATCACAGATTTTGAATAAATATTTTCATCCATTATTATATTACTTATATAATAAATATGGAGTGTGAAGATAGATGTCGTTGTTATGCTGACAGAGACACACCTTACCCACACCGTGATCAACTTTGTGGTCTACGAAAAAATGGATATATTATTCCATGTAAATCAGGGTGCTGTGCTGGTGGATGTCCCGGTCAGGATAAAGGCGTACACCCACGTCAACCATATGCATTTGGATACCTATATACCACACGTCTAGACAATGTTTTTAAACTTTTATTTTTAGTAATTATTATCCTACTTATTTTTAGTACATATATATCATTTCAAAAATAGACTTAAAGATAGACAGCCTAAGTAAGATATAAAATGTCACTTGAAACTGTTCTCGAAGAAATTACCGCTCTCAGAAACGATATCAAAACGCTCTCTAAACTTGTTAGAAAAGTCAAGGCTAAACAAGACGATCCAAACGGTGAAAAGGCTGCTAAGCGCGCAGAAAACAACGGGTTCAATCGAAAACAAGTCATTTCCGAAAAACTTCGTGCATTTTTGGAACTCCCGGCAGGCGAACTCGTATCGAGAAGTACCGTCACACGCGCGATTAACAAATACGTCAACGAAAAGGGTTTGAAACATCCGGATAACGGTCGTGTTCTCGTTCTCGACGATAAATTGCGTGATTTGCTTGAACCACCAGCTGACACTCAAGTTACCTTTTTGAACTTGCAAAAGTTCTTGTCTCCACATTACAGTAAACCAGAAGAAAAGGCTTAAAAATAAATATACAATATAATTAAAAACATGTTAATCGATCGGAATTCGATCGAATCCCTTGTTGGTACAAAAATATCCAAGATAGATTTGTACCAAAAAGCATTTAGACATAAATCAGCGTTAAAAGAAGATGAATCATTAGATGGATCTTTTGAAACTCTCGAATTTATTGGTGACTCTGTATTAGGTTTCGTCATTACAAAGTTTTTATTTGATCGTTATGAAAATAAACAAGAAGGATTTCTCACTAAAGCACGTACAAAACTTGTGAGAGGTGAAACATTAGCAAGTATTGCAACCAAACTGGGCTTATACAACTGGGTTCAAATGGACGAAAAAGGTATGCGTAACGAATGGAATAAAAATCCTAAAATACTTGAAGATGTTTTTGAAGCTTTAGTTGGAGCCATATACATGGATCTTGGTTTGTTACATGCTAAACAGTTTATATTAAGTATATACACGAATCCTGAAATGGTAAATATGAACTGTATCATGGTTGATGATAATTTCAAGGATCATCTTATGCGATATTGTCAAACAAATAACCTATCTTTACCAGAATATAGGGTTTTTAATCATGAAAATGGTATTTTTTACATAGATGTTTTCGTAGATAATATGTTTTTGGGTCGTGGTCACGCTAAAAACAAAAAACAAGCTGAACAACAGGCAGCAAAACGTTTCTTTTATCCACCACCACCTCCACCAGGTCCACCACCTATAATACCTTACTTAAACAATAGACCCTTTTAATAATTATAATAATGAGAAAGTATTTATATTTTGCAGGTGGTTTTGTAAGTACAATTTTACTGATAAAAGTATTATTTATGAGACACCCACCACCAGATGATTATTCCGATTTACCACCACTTGAAGACCCCGATGACTCATCATCCGAAGAGTTTATTACTGTAAAAAGAACACTTACGTCTAGAGGTAATACATACGATAAAAGAGAAACGATTTCAAGACCAAAGTTGTCCCATATGAAAAAAGATGAACTCATTAATGAATGTGTGCGACGTAATATCGCGTGTATAGGAACAGTCCGTGTTTTACGTGAACGATTACGTAAAGCACGTGAAGAGGAAGAAGCTTAAAAATATTACGTATTATTTATATAACATGCACCCAAATGTACAAAAGTGGTTAGATTTTGAATATGCACCACAGAAATCACAGGAATGGCTAGATCTTAGAATGGGTATGCTCACTGCGTCGGATGCGGCATCAGCAATTGGTGTAAACAAATACGAAACACCATACCAACTTTTATTGAGAAAGTGTGGTAAAGGTCCTAAATTTGAAGGTAACGAAGCAACGCGGCACGGTGAAAAATACGAAGATGAGGCACGCATTTTATACGAACAACGTCACGGGGAAGTCGTACACGAACTTGGTTTATGTCCACACCCAAAATACTCATTTCTCGGTGGGAGTCCGGATGGTGTTTCCGAATCGGGCAAGTTAGTAGAAATAAAATGCCCTATGATGCGTGAAATCAAACCTGAGGTACCAGAACATTATATGCCTCAACTCCAATTGTGTATGGAAATTCTCGATCTCGAAGAGGCTGATTTTATTCAGTATAAACCAGCTGAGTTTAACTGGCCTAAACCCGAGGAGTTTGTTGTTGTGAACGTAAAACGTGACCGCGAATGGTTTGCAAAATATTTACCCGTCATGGAAGATTTTTGGCAGAAAGTATTATATCATCGGGAATATGGTATAGAGGAACCGGTAAAGAAAACACGCAAGAAAAAGGAAATTATTAGACCCGAGTGTCCCATATCAACCGACTCAGACGACGATTATGTTGAAGAAGGATAAAGATTTTTATTGTATATTATATAAGTTGAATGAAATTAAGTCGTATTACACGTGTATCATATATAGTAGGAAAGCGAACTATAAAATTAAGAACAAATAAATTTCGAACAGCATCGACAAGATTTATACCCTATTGTGTCGATCTAATTAATTCACATGATTTCAGTACACAACATATTGAATATTATTTAGACACTATAGCAAAAGCTGAAGCTATAACACTTGCAGTTCAAATTGCTACCGTTGTATATAACACTAAAGGTAAAAAATTATAATTTTATTTTTATATTATAAAATCTTTATCAATATAATCTACTAGTAACAGAAAAATTTTTTCTTGAAATTAAAGTCCCTCAAGGAGAATGTTGCTCTATAAAAAAAGTTTTTTGTTCGAGGTAGTCGATTATCGTGGTAAAGATTTTTTTAAAATGCTATTTGATTTATGTATACATTTAAAATTAAAATCTTTATCAATATAATCTACTAGTAACAGAAAAATTTTTTCTTGAAATTAAAGTCCCTCAAGGAGAATGTTGCTCTATAAAAAAAGTTTTTTGTTCGAGGTAGTCGATTATCGTGATAAAGATTTTATCATATTATAATATGAACACCATATTTATTTTAGAAAATGAAAAATTAGGTACATGGTGGGTAGGTAAAATTATACTAAAAATGAACACAAATGGATTTCCTATACATAGGTCACTTACACAGGATCAGCTAGAAGACATTTTAGATAAAAAGTATATTCAATATTTAAATCCACAATTAAATTTATGTTTTATGAACAAAACGTATCGCTTTTGCTATGGTATAGAAAGATGGTTATCACAATTAGATTACGAAATAAAAAGAAAACCAGACAAGTATAATGACTTGAAAAAACTTTTAACTGCTGGATGGCGCGAAAACGAAACTATACCACACTCGACAATATACGTTATAAATGTACAGGAAAACATGACGCAAAAGATATACGATGATTTAAAAAGGAATTGGGGTAACCCTAACGAAAAATCATCTAAACTGCGGAGTCCATATACACTCAAAACATGTTTAAATGCTACATGTTTGACACATAAAGAACGATACGAAAAAAATAAACAAAATCCCGAATTTTTAAAAGAGCGGGCACAAAGAAATATATTATATAGAATGAGCAAGGGGTATATACCCAAGCACAAAACACTCGAAAAGTATAACCTAAGTAAACCAAATCATCTATAAATAGACTAAAATGGAGGAACAGTACACACGTGCCCTGTCTTTACTTAATGGTCAACTGTACCAACACCAAAAAGAAGGTGTATCATGGTTACTCTCAATGGAAAATTTATCAAATGGGTCGAAAGGTGGTTTCTTATGTGATGAAATGGGTTTAGGTAAGTCGGTGCAGATCATTTCGACCATACTTGGAAACGTAAAAAGAAACACACTTATCATTGTACCAAAGTCTATAGTCACACAGTGGGAAAAAGAAATTACTCATTTTGCACCTTCACTAAACGTGTTTATATACGATGGTCCAGATCGAACACGAAATCCTAATAATTTACTCGAATCGGATGTGGTTATTGCACCATATTCTTTATTAACGGAAGATACTATGATGTTACATAAAATCAAATGGGGACGTATTGTGTTAGACGAGGGTCATGAAATTCGTAATCCGAGTTCGTCAAAGTTTAAATCCGCGTGTCAACTCCATGCCGATATACGATGGATTTTATCGGGTACACCCGTGTTCAATTCAATGAGAGATTTCGTCACATTGTGTACATTTATTGGTGTTGATCGAAAACTAGTGCAAGCTATGACATCTAAAGTCAAAAACTTGTATATTCTGAGACGCACAAAAGATGATATTCCTACACTCAAAATACCCGAGTGTAAATTTGAAAATATAGAACTCGAAATGTACCCCGAGGAACGTGAGTTATACAAACATGCCTTTATCGAATCACAAGAAACTATCAAGGATATTTTTAGGTCGGCTATAAATGTACATATGTACAACATGGAAATATTCGAGTGTTTATTACGTGCGCGTCAAACCATGATCTATCCACAAATGTATATAGATGGTATAGCGAAAAAATATGGTGAAATTCCAGAGTTTTGGGAAGGTCGATCCAAAAAGATGGAAACCCTGTTCAAACTGATTTCGGGCCACCCCGATGAAAAGACGCTTGTGTTTTGTCAATTTAAACAAGAAATGGATTATATACGTGAAAACTTATCATGTCCCGTGTTTCGTATTGATGGTTCAGTTTCAAAAGAAGATAGAGAAACTCAACTAAAATTGTTTAATGAAGCGCCACAAAATAGTGTTTTTCTTATTCAAGTAAAAGCTGGTGGTCAAGGTCTGAATATTCAATGTGCGAGTCGTGTCTATTTTACTGCACCATGTTGGAACCCAGCGACAGAGTTACAGGCGATTGGGCGTGCACATAGATCAGGGCAAAAACGAACCGTATACGTAAAGAAATTGGTTTATGCAGATACACCTGGATACCCTTCGGTCGAACAAGCTATGATAGCTTTACAAGGACATAAATCACTTTTAAGTGCCGAAGTTTTAAATGACGGAAGAATAACAACACAAATACCAACTATAAACAAAACCAGTGATACTATTTCTATAACCACGATTCGAAATATTTTCCGCGCTTAATATATAAAAATGCAAACATTCGGATCAAGAGCTGAAGTGTTCCATGGAACGGCTTTAAAAACAACAGGGGGGCTTACAAAATCGGATCTTGTCCAAGACAAGTATGGTAGAATCGTCTCCAAAGCCGCACGTAAAGCGGCATTGGCGCGAATGAAAGAGGAAGGATCTAAACATTTGGTCAAGGTTTTCAAGCCTTCTAAAAAAGGATTCAAGCTTCAGCCAAAGGAAGGTACAAAAGAATATAAAAAGAAGGTAAAGAAAATGTTATAATACAATATAAAACAACACCATGTCTAAAAAAGATAAGAAAAATAACGTTCCTATATTTATTTCAATCATAATGTGTATATTATGTATAGCATACACAGCTATTAAATTAGATATTTCTCCAGTTCACTTTATGTAATTAAAAAAAATGTATTATAATAATAACAATGACTTTGTCTAAATGGAACGAATCCGTTCGATTAGCCAAGATTAAACATGGATTAAACCCAACCTCATATATGGAACTCAAGGGTAAACTTTTAAAAGAAGCTCAGGCTATATATCAACTTCTTTTACTCAAAGATTCTAAACACCGATAAACTGGAACCCCTTAAGTCTCTGTGGCTCATATACCACGAGCGAGTTAAGTTTCCAAGATATACCAAATTTTTTGTTTAAAAAATAGACACTATTCATCTCTACAACTGCTGTACCAGATTGACGTGCGTATAAACCATTTTTGATATCGTCATATAATGGTGTTTTGTTTTCGTCATATACGTGTGATTTTACTTTACCTTCTATGTTAGAATCAACTTTAACTCTAAACTTTGGTTCACGGTCTGGAGTTTCCTTAATGTTTGAGTTGAACATCGGTTTAAGTTCTTCGATACTCATTTTTTTACCGAAAATGTCTTCACTTTGTTCGGAGACGGCATTTATGACTTTGTTTTCGAGCTGAGTTAAGATTTCGTAAAATTTTTTTACATAGTTTCCCTCTTCGTCGTATCCTTTCATGGCGAAATCGATATTATATTTAGTCGGACCAACTTCTGGTGTAAACCCCGAAATACCAAATGGCATGTACATGCGTGGAATTTGGAATTTCATGAGTCCGTCTTCGATCGTACATAGTGAAATTTTACGACCATCATAGTTGGCAATTTTCAGTGTATCTAGAGCATGTGTAAATTTTGCCATATGTGTTTATAAATATATTTATGGTATAAACTTTAAGCTTAGTATTATAGTAATAGAATGCATTGACTTCGTTTAAAAATGACACAGGTACACGTTTGGTACATGTTTACAAAATACAAACTGTTTAGGCAGAACACATAGCACACTCCGCCTCTAAACTGAACTGGATAGGACGCGCCTTTGCTTTACTTCGAAGGTAATACATACCCGTTTTCAAACCAGTTTTCCACGCGTACATATGCATGGACGAAAGTTTCGATAATGTCGGACTCTCGACGAACAAGTTCATACTTTGACTTTGATCTATATATACACCTCTATCCGCCGCCATATCGATGATCGTTTTTTGACTCATTTCCCATACGGTCTTATACAGTTCCTTAATATCATCGGGAATATCGATAATGTTTTGAACAGACCCATTCGCCTTAACCATAAGGTCTTTCATTTCCTTCGACCAAAGTCCGCGTTCTTTCAAATCGTTTACTAAATGTTTGTTTACGACAACGAATTCACCCGCCAGTGTTCGTCTTAAATATATATTGGTAGTGTATGGTTCAAAACACTCGTTGTTCCCCAAAATTTGGGACGTCGAGGCGGTAGGCATGGGTGCAAGTAACAAACTGTTTCGCGTACCCTTTTTGACGAGTTCACGCATGGCATTCCAATCGTATCGACCGCTAAACTTCGGGTCACGATCCCACATATCAAACTGGAGAATACCTTGACTGAACGGTGACCCCTTAAACGTTTCGTACGTTCCGTACATTTCGGCGAGTTCACACGACGATTCGAGTGCCGCGTGATATATTGTTTCGAATATGTCACGGTTCAGTTTTCGTGATTCCTCGGAACCAAAACTCATACGGAGCATGATGAATACATCAGCGAGACCCTGAACACCTATACCGATTGGTCGGTGACGCATATTCGAACGTTCCCCGTTTTCGGTCGGGTAAAAATTCTTATCGATAACCTTATTCAGGTTTCGTGTAACCATTTTCGTGACGCGATGTAACTCTTCATGATTGAACTCTTTCTTTTCTACGTCAACGTATTTTGGTAACGCGATAGATGCAAGATTACACACAGCAGTTTCGTCTTTATCCGTATACTCTAAAATTTCTGTACACAAGTTTGACGATTTAATTGTACCAATATGTTTATGGTTCGACTTTTCATTACACGCGTCCTTATAGAGCATGTACGGTGTCCCCGTTTCACTTTGTGATTTAATGATCGCCTTCCAAACCTCGGATGCAGGTACAACTTTCCTCGCGAGTCCCTCAGCTTCGTATTTCTCATACAAGTCCTCGAACTCTTTACCATACACGTCCGAAAGACCCTTTGCCTGATCGGGACAGAACAGAGACCAATTTCCACCGGATTCAACACGTTTCATGAACAGATCCGGAATCCACATTGCCGAAAACAGGTCGCGACACCGCGCCTCTTCATCACCTTGGTTCAAACGAATCTCAAGGAAATCGAGTATATCGGCGTGCCATGGTTCCAAGTATACGGCAATGGACCCTTTTCGGCGCCCAGCTTGGTTCACGTACCTCGCGGTCGAATTATATACCCTAAGCATGGGGATAATCCCATCGGAGGTCCCGTTCGTACCTCGAATGTGTGATTTATTCGCACGAACATCGTGAATATGTAAACCAATACCACCCGCCCATTTACTTATACGCGCGCACTCTTTCACTGTATCATAAATCCCGTCAATGCTATCTTCCTTATTTGCGATCAAAAAACACGAACTCATTTGTGGCCTGGGTGTTCCTGCATTGAACAGAGTTGGTGTTGCGTGAATGAACAAACCCT